GACAAATGTAAAATTTTTTCATACATGTAATACATTGACAATTGTATACAAGTATGATAATATAAGTTCAGTTCGTGACTGGTTATCATGAATTGTCATATCTATAAAACCAACAAGTAAAAATCAATAACATATAAAAACAAATATGTCTGATAAAAAAGTTAAGACTGGTAAGGTTGCCGAATCCGCCTCAGAAACAAAACGGTATGTTGTCACACGAAGTGGATTACGTGTGAGTGAGTTGGAGTATCAAACAAGAGAAGAAGCACAGGTTGAATATGACCATTGGAAAGGAATTGTCACACGTTGGCCTGATGGAACAAAGATTGAGATTGTAGAATTCGATGATAAACGTCACAAGGTATAACATATGAACAAAGTATACGGACTAAGAGAAAAGATTAAGAGTGCGAACTCAAAGGAAGAAATTGATGAACTGTTGAAGACAGGAAAAAATTTCGAGTTTGCATCGGTTGAAACAAAACGTGCGTGGGTCTCTACTGCGAAGTTTAGAATTGCACAGTTGTCTAGTAATGATACTGCACAGACACCAGAAACACCTGTAAAGTCTGAGAAGAAGAAAACTTCTAAGAAAAAGTAATTTTTTAATTTTACTTTTGGATGCCGCCAAATAATTTTGGCGGCATTTTTGTTTTTGTATGATATTTATATCTGTATGCCTAAAAAAGCATCGAAATATAAAATTTACGTGTTACCATCTAATTTTGATGAAATGGAGAGATTCATAGACTCTCATAAAATTGAGATGACAGAACAAGTAGTTTCTTCAATAGAATACGCATTAAATAAAAAATTAAGTTTCGTTGAAGTTTTTTCATTTAAGAATTCTGACTTTGTAATAACTATTCCAATTGAAAGTTTTAGAGAAAATCTCAAAAACGTTTTTAATTATTACATTGATACTGAAAATTATGAGTTATGTGTTCGAATAAAATCGATAGAAACAATGTTGGAAAAAGCTCTCAAAAAAAATCTGCATGAAAAAAGATAAAAAACCAAAAACGGAAAATCATACAACCCAAGACACCAACAATGATACAAGTCCAAAAATACCGCAAAGATCAAAATTAAAACACGAACTAAACATTATTGAAAGAGAATTAACAGAAAAACAAAAAGAATTTTTAAATATAGCATTAGATAAAAATACAAAAATGATATTTGTAAGTGGCCCAGCAGGCACAAGCAAAACTTATATATCAATATATTCAGCTTTAAAATTAATGAATCTTAAAAAGGTAAGTGATTTATTATATTTAAGAAGTGCAGTAGAAAGTTCTGAAAACAAAATTGGATTCTTGCCAGGAGAAGCAAATGAAAAAATGGCTCCTTATATTCAACCATTATTAGAAAAACTATCGGAATTATTGCCTAAAAACAACATAGATCTTTTAGAAAAAGAAGAACGTATTGATAGTATTCCGATTGGATTTTTACGTGGATTAAATTGGAATGCAAAAGTAATTGTTGCAGATGAGTCTCAAAACATGACTCAAAAAGAATTAATTACATTAATAACAAGAATCGGAGAATTTAGTAGAGTATTTATTTTGGGGGATCCTGACCAAAGTGACATCAATGGTAAGAGTGGATTTGTAAAAGTAATGAATCTATTTGATGACCAAGAAAGCAAAGATAATGGAATTCATGTATTTAAATTTACAGAAGACGATGTAGTTAGAAGCGGATTAGTAGCTTACATTATTAAAAAAATAAAAAAGTTGGCATAATGTATATTTATAAATATACATTATATGGGTTCAAAGACTATAGCGGATTTAAATTTACTTAATAGTGCATCTTTATCAGAAAATGATTTGATGCTTATAACTGATGTAAGTAAAAAAGAGACAAAAAATACTGAAATATCGGAATTTGTCTCTTATAATAATGCTATACTTAACGCACTTTCTACTGGGTCTCTCAGTGGCAGTTTTTATGGAAATTTGAAAGGATTCTCAAATACATCTTCATTTTCCATAATTTCTAATTTATCTTATACATCTAGTGTGTTATTGTTTAATGGCGATGTAAACGGAACTTCATCATATTCAATCAATAATTCAGATACTAATATATCAATTACATCTTCTAATTGTATATCTTCATCTTTTTCAATTACATCATCCTTTTCTGTTACATCTTCATACGCATTAAATTCTAGTTCAAATCATTCTTTATATTCATTGGATGCATCTAGTTCTTTTAATTCTGATATATCGATCAGTTCATCTTATTTGAATTATTATGGACAAGATAATGGAACATCAATTAGTTCAAGTATATCAGAAAGATCTTTATATTCCAAGATTGCTGAAAATTTTGATCCTGATCTTGCATTAATTTCAGAATTGCCTGTCGCATATACATTACAATCTGATTACGCTTTATCATGTTATCAAGCGGTTCAATCTGTTACTGCTTCATATACTGAATTGGCAGAAGAATCAGATTACGCATTGGACAGATTATTTGCAGCAGTTGAATTTAGAGTAGATTTTGATGATAAAGATAATATTCAAATAACACCTATAAGTTGGAAAAATATTGATAATATCGCTCCTCCAAAAAAAGTAGGTACATATTATACAGATTTTATAGTAAAATATAAAAAACAGCCAGATTATCCATTGAATAGTATAGAAGAAGCTTCAAAATTAACATTGAGTTCGGTTGGTGGTGTTCAATTAACAGAAGCAGGTTTTAATACATATTATGATCAAAACGTTCCTATATATCATTCCTCTGTATTTCCTTGTGGTTTGGAAGGATTTGTAATCAGATTTAGTAATTATACTGTTTATAAAGAAGAATCGAAACCAGGTTGGCTTCAAATTGTTGTTGCCGTTGTTGGTATTTTAGCAGGAGCAGCTATTTTAGGTCCACTTATTATAGCAGGTGGACTTATTCCTGCTTTAACATTTGCAACAACTCAAGTTATTGCAGGTGCTTTATTATCTGCTTCTGCTCTTGGATTTTTAATAAATTTATTATTAGGATCTGATGATTCAAAAGTTATAAATTATAATGTAATTCCGCTTAAACAGTATTTAAATGGAAGATTGATTTCTACGGCAGTATTTTGTAATGTTAATAACTTTTTAGATCAAGGTCCTGTTTCTAATCTATCACAGTATGTAAATAAAGTTAAAACTATTGTATCAAATGCAGTAAATACTGCAATTACAAAATTAAAATTTTTAAAACCTTTACAAATAACGAATATCAATTACGTTGGCGTCCAGAATAAAAAATTTGATAATGTAAAATCAATTGCACATTCAACTGGGAATTATAATTTAGTATTATTAGAAAGTAATTCTGTAACAAATACTAACACTCAACAAAATTTTATTTCTGTAACAGATAATTCCGGTGAAAATTTGGTATTTAAATATTCTCCAAGAACAGGATCAGTAAATAATGATTCGGTAAATAATTTAAATAAAATTAAATATAATTCATCGTCTTCAGTTTATTATGGTGTATCTAACAAACCAGGAAAATTAATTTATACGGGATCGTCTTATATAAACCAATATCCAGTGGATTCTTATAATACACCAACAAACACAAATTATAATCAGAACGATTGGGGGACTTGGAGATCGGTTCCTTTATGGAATACATATACTCATAGCAGTTTAATTGATAAAAATATCATATCCGCAATAGGATTGACTGAAAAGAAATATATATTGGTGACAGATCAAACTGCAACTTTAAGTTCTACAACAGCAACATCTTTACCAATTTATATAGTAGATGATATAACTAATTTATCATCTCCTATATCCCAACAAAATTCAATTTTGAATCCATCTGCTGCTATTATAGGACTATCGGATCAAGAATACAATGAAAAGAAAAATATAGCACTTCAAAACGGAATTGATTTTGGACCAAAAACCAGATATCAAAAGACACTGACTGATAATACTTGTAAATTCTATGATATTACAAAAATAAGTGATACTGAAGTAATTTTGGTAGGAACTAATGCAGTAGTTGTATATGGATATATAAATGGTGGCAATTGGACATGGTTACGTGTAGATTATTTGATGAATACTGATCCAAATAAATCTGCTCAAATTAAAAAATTAATAAATTATCCATTAAATCAATATAGTGTTAAAATCTTAACAGATGATACGGTAATAATAGTAGGAGATTCTAGAGATAATGATGTTTCTGATAGCACTCGCAGATTCGGTGTAACATTACAATGCAAATTGCCAACAATAAGAAATAATCCAAATATGTGGGATTGGACAACATTTTTATGGAATCAAGTCGAAAGAGATAGTAAAAATCCATCAACTATAGTAAGCAAAAATAGTTCGTTCAAAGATATTTGCACAAACGAAACAAATTTCTTAATTGCTGGTTATAATTTAAATACAAACGGATCTTATTATTATAATAATTATGTTCCTGGTGATGTCAGTGCAAGTTTACAAATAAATTGTTGTGAAAAAATTGATAACAATCGATTTTTATTAGGAGGATATACTGGGACTCCTGCTGCAAATCAAACCGCATTCTTATCAATTTATCAACAACAATAATTTTTATTAAAAAATATGGAACTGTCTGGCTTAAAAAAATTAAAAAAGAATGAAATTTCAAATAAGGATTTGATTTTTGTTCAAGATATGAGTGAGTCTGAAACAAAAGCTTTACTCATAGAAGATTTATCTGCCTACATAATAACTTCATCAAATTTAAATAATTCATTGAAAACAGGAAGTTATTTGGGAGAGTTTGTGGGAAATAATTATGGAAAATCTACAAATGCAACAAGTTCAATTGTATCGTCTCATTCTGAAATTACAAATTTTTTAAATTATCCTAACAATTCTACATCATCATTTTCGATATTATCTATATCTGCATCTTATGCATCATCTACAGTCCAATCACTGTCATCTTCATATTCATATAACTCAAATATAAGTTTAACATCATCTCATGTGGATGTATTAATTTATTCTTCATCATTTAAATGCAATACATCTTCATTATCTGAAGTGTCTATTTATTCAAATTCCTCAGATTATTTAATCTATGATGGAAAATATAATGGACAAGTATATAAATCTATAATATCAGATTATTCATATTCGTCTTCATTTTGTAATGAACTTTCAAAAAACAAAATAATTAAAAAAACTACAAGTGAATACTTAATAGATCCCGCAGTATCATATAATGGAGTTTTAGTAAATAATTCTACATCTTCTGCTGCTATATCATCTTCGATTTCTAAAATTTCAACACAATCCGAATATATAAAGAGATCATTAAATTCTGCAAAATCTACATTTACTGAGAACTCTGACAATATTGTTTTCGCTTATATTAATTTTAAATTAATTTTGGATGTTCAATTAAAACCTGGAATTCCAGAAGGAACCACGCCTGATGCCAATAATTCTGACTTTGTTTTTAGATATAATGTTGATCAATATAAAAATATTGCAGAACCCGGTGTAGGATTTTGGTATAATACTAATTATATGGCAGTTTTTACTGGGTCATATGAAGTTCCACCAAATCAAGAAGTTCCTTCTACAGTTGTTTTATCTGATATTGGTGTTGGATCATTTCCGATACAAACTCCCGTATCGTTTTTTTATAGAACATATGGATGGCCTATATCTGCAAATAAATTTGCCGTTGCAATATTCTTTGGTTCATCCGCAGATGGAAATCCAACCAATAATTGGCGTGGAGGTTCTGCGGGATCAAATGTATCTGTAGTAATGTATTCCAATTCATCAGGAACAAAAAATCCATTTTCATGTTCAGTTGAAACTGTTACGGTATCTAATTTAATAGCCGGATGTTCAAAAGTGTAATATTATGTCTTATCAAATTACTAATCTTAAGAAATTATTATATTCTCTTATTTCAGGAGGAGATCGTATTGTTGTTACAGAAGTCACAAATAGTTTAGGAAAAATAGAGACAAAAGCGATTGAATTAAGCGAATTTACAAAATATTATTATACGTCATCCAACATATCAAATATATTCAGAACAGGATCATATGATGGAATTTTCTATGGAATTTTTTCAGGATCAGTTGATTCCTCATCATTTTCAATTACAAGTAGCAAAAGTTTATTTTCAAATCATTTAAATTATTCTGCTACAAATGGAACCGCGTCATATTCTGTAAATTCTTTATCTTCAAGTAAATCTAAATATTCATCTTTTTCTTTAAGTTCTTCGTTTACTGATATTTCTTCATTTTCAAATACATCCTCTTACGTATTCGTCAATCAAGATGTTAATTTTACAAAAACATCTTATAAATCAGATTCATCTATTTCATCAAGTATATCTCAAAAAACAAAATATATAATTCCTTCTAATAATAATGGAATTGTGAGACGGTCTATACACAGTGATAAAAGTGTAAAATCTGATTTTGCAGATGAAATCTCTTCTGCAAATAAAACTAAGATGAAATATGCATATGAAAGTGAACAATCTTATAATGCAATAACTGCTTCGGTTAGTAATTATTCATCCTACGCAAATATATCGAATAGGAGTAAAAAAGTTTTATCGGGAAATAATGATGCATTTGCATATTGTTCATTTCAAGTAGGAAATAACAATAAATTAATTCCTCTTTGCTGGTATAATGTTTCAAAAATTAGTTTTGTGACTACACCAGTAAATTTTAGTGGATGTCAATTCATAATATCATATGACACTCCGCCTAATAGAAATCAATCATTAATTGTAAAAGCAGACAGTTCTCCATTAGGAGGTGCGTTAAATAATGATATAAAAAATAATACTGTTTGTTGGGCAGCAAATTGTTCAAGAACAAGTGGAATTATATATGTTCACAGAGTTCAATATGGAAAAACAGATTGGGATGGGGGATTCTGGGAAGAACATCGATATTTGAACGCTACGACACCTACTCCGATTTTATCAGGTTCTATATTTTCATTTGCAGCATTTACAATTCAATCAAATTCGTCAGGATCAAACGATGAAGCACCTCCTACAACCAATTCAAGTAATTGTTAATGATTTTATCAACCTTTAAATATATATATAAGTATGCCAAGAATAAGCGAATTATTACAATATCCAGGACAAGTTACGGGAAGTGACTTTTTTCCAATTGTCCAAAGCAGTTCATTAGATACTTACCGAGTATCCATTTCTGACATATCACTATCTGTATCTACTGGTAGCTTTACAGGATCTTTTGTAGGAAATGTTGTAGGAAATGTCACAGGATCAATTTATGGAAATTTAGACGGAATATCAACCACTTCTTCCGTATCATTGATTGCTCAAGAATTACAATATCCAAATAATTCTACTTCATCTTATTCTATATTTTCTGTAAATGCAGATACTTCAAGTATTTCATCAACTGCTCAATCACTTTCATATCCAAATAGTTCTACATCGTCATATTCTATAGTTTCTGTATTTAGTAATTCTTCCAGTTTATCAGTTACATCATCTAATTCCGTGAGTAGCAGTTATTCTTTATTATCCGAATCATCAAATACATCATCATATTCTTTATATACTTCTACGGCATTAAGTTCTGCATTTTCTCCATCATCAAGTTATTCTGTAACATCGTCATATTCTGATAATTCTTTGTTCTCAACATTATCATCCACATCTTCGTATTGTATTTTTACAGCGAGTTACTCATTAACTAGCTCAATTTCAATAACTTCAAGTAATTCAATAACTTCAAGTTATTCGTTTAATGGAATAAGTTCTAGTTATTCAGTTTCATCATCATATTCACTCACATCAAGTTTAACTGATTATTCCAATAATTCATTATATTCTTACACAAGTAGTATATCTCAATTTTCTAATCAATCTGTTTCATCTTCATATTCAGTGACATCTAGTGCATTGACGTTTAATCCTACTAGAAAAGTTACATATTCTTCTCCCGGAGTTCATTATTTTAGATTTAAAAATCCTTCAGTAGATTCTGGTAATCCATACGGCGCATCTCCGACATCATCATCGTTGTTACTCAGAATCACTGCAATTGGAGCAGGTGGAGGAGGCGGAGGAGCAACTTCAATAGGAAGTGCAGTTGGAGCCTCAGGTGGTGGAGGTGGTGCATATGTTCAATCATATTATACTTTACCGACCGCATCATCAGATATTTTAACTGTTGTTGTAGGATCTGGAGGCCTTGGTGGAACAGGTTCTTTAGGAGTTCCTTCTGTATTTGGAAGCAAAGGAATTGATGGTGGAGATTCATATGTATATTTAACGGGAAGCACATTAATTGTATTGGCAGATGGTGGATATGGTGCCGAAGGTGGGGTTACAACTCCAAATAGTGGTTCTGGAGGTAAGGGATCATTATGTTCTGGAAGCATCATAATTAGTGGTGAAGATGGATATATTTCTACAACAATTTCAGGTTCAGCCGGTGGATCTTGTTATTTTGGCGGTGCTGGTGGTTTAATGAATACCAGTATTTCTGCTTCAGGAGTATCTACATCTTCTTGGTTTGGAAATGCCGGAGAATTACCAGGAGGCGGAGGTGGTGGAGCAAGTTCTTTTGCAACATCTACATCCATTGATGGAGGAATAGGTGGAAACGGTCAAGTCATAATTGAATGGCAATAAAAAAAATTGAATTTTTTCTGAAAAATTGATATATATAAGTTAGATGACTAAAGTTGTCATCCTTGTATGTCCCTAAAAGAATACATGAAAATGGGTCTAAATAGACCATTTAAGAAAGGAAAATATATATGTCAGTAGTAAAATATAGAACTAATCCGTTATCTCATGCAATTCATCGTGAGGAATTTTTGACTCCGTTTGATCAAATTTTCGATGAATTTTTCAAAGCAAATGTCCCTTCATTTACACAAGAATTTGGTATAGATTTTTTCGAAAAGGGGTCTTATCCAAGAGTTGATGTAATTGATTTTAATGATAAAGTTGTTATAGAGGCAGAAGTTCCAGGATTAACAAAAGCCGACGTAAATGTTGAAGTTCAACAAAATGTTCTCACTGTTATTGGTGGAAAAAGTAAAAATGTTACAGACACTGAGGGTGGTAGGTATATTAGAAGAGAATTGAAACGTTCTAATTTCCGCAGGTCATTTACATTGGGAGACAATATTGAAAAAGATACCGTTTCTGCTACATTTGAAAATGGAATCCTTCAAATTACTCTCAACAAAGTAAAACCTGTGGTTCCTGAAGTAAGAAAGGTTACAATTAAATAATTGGTTATATATTTATATAATAACCCTCTTGTGTTACAAACATGAGAGGGTTTTCTTTTTTGTCCATATATATGAAATATGAAAAATTTATTTAATTTTGAAAAACTTGTAGGATTATCATCATTATTCATTGCAAGTTGCGCAGCTTTCTTTAGTATTATAGGTATCGGAATGTTATTTAGTGGGTCATCTATCGCCGCAATGATAATGGCAAGTTCTTTGGAAATAGGAAAACTTGTGGCTACAAGTTTTTTGTATAGATACTGGCAGAAATCTCAATTTTTATTAAAGAGTTATTTAGTTATTTCTGTTTTAGTTTTGATGTTAATTACTAGTGCAGGAATATTTGGTTATTTGACAGGTGCATATCAACAATCTGCACTTGAAATGAAAATTTCAAATCAAAAAATAGAAATAATTGAAAGTCAGAAAAAATATTCACAAGATAAAATTGACGCATCTAAAAAGAGAATTGAAAATGTTATATCTCTTCGTAATAGTCAAGAATCTAGATTAAATGAGAGTATGACTAATAGTTTGATTGCGAGAAATCCTATACAATTACGTCAGATTCAACAACAAACTGCTGATTTTATTGAACAAAGTCAGAAAGATATCGAATCTGAAAATCAAAAGATACAAAAAGGAATTGATGAATTACAATCATTTGATAAACAAATAACCGATTTAAAGATTCAAAACGGTTCAAAAAAAGATATTCAAACTTTTCAATTCATTGCAGATGAATTTGGTGTAGATTTGAATAAAGTAGTAAAATGGTTCATTATAGCATTAATTTCTGTTTTTGATCCTCTTGCAATATGTTTATTGTTGGCATATAATACTACTTTATATCAAAAAAACGATGAGATTAAAAATAATTTTTCTGAAAAGGAATCAAATAAGGAAACCGTCAAAGAGATTATAAAAGAAGTGCCAGTTGAAAAAGAAATAATTAAAAACGTAGAAATTCCTGTAGATAGAGAAGTTATAAAAGAAGTGCCAGTTGAAAAAGAAGTTATAAAAGAAGTTACTACATCATCGGATGGATTGAAAGGATATTTTTCTTTTTAAATTAAAATTAAATATTTTATTGTTTTTTTCTTTTTAAATACTATATTTAGATATCGACACAATTATGGACCAAGCTGATATAAAAGAAATTTTGAATTTGTTAAAATCGTCACACAAAACTGAGGACTGGGATTTAGTCGAGGAATCAATATCTTATTTAGAAGAATATTTAGACGAATCCGAGTATGATGATTACGACGAGGAATAGTTTATGATAATAATATTAAGTGTGTTACTGACAGTATCAATATGCGCAAATATATACTTTGCGATGTCAATCGATAGATTATACGAAAAGATAGATACACTATCTAATTGGATATCAGAATTTAAACAAACAACTGAAAATACGTTTCAGAAGTTAAAAGAGATAGATGACAGACAAATTTTTCAGAAAGATGATGATGTAGGTTTTGTTTTTTCAGAAATTGTAAAGTTGATAGAAAAACTCAACAAAAGAACTGAATGAAAAAAATTAAAAAGTTAAAAAAATCCAAAAAAATAGGAAAATTATTGCCTAAATCTAGAAAGATTAAAAAAGTAAGAAAAAAGAATAAATTACCTATTGTTCTAAAAAAAGAAAATAACCCAGTAACTAAATTAGTTGAAGAAACTAAACCAGTTAAGAAAAGAAAAAAAAGAAAACCATCTGTAACTAAGATGTATTTTACTGAAGAAACGGAAAAATATATCATTTTATACAACGAGACCGAGGATCAGTTTATTCGTAATGAGATATATGAAGGTTACATTAAAAATGCATTTGATAAATTGGTAGAAAATATTTTTAATACTTTTAAATTTACTTATTTTGATAATAGCCCTTCTGAAATTAAAAAGGAGACTGTTGCACATTTGGTGGCAAATATGCACAAATTCGAAAAAGGTAAAGGAAAGGCATTCAGTTACTTTAGCATTGTTGCCAAAAATTATTTAATTTTTCATAACAATGGTAACTATAAAAAATTTAACCAACATGTAAGTATTTCAGATACTCCAGATGAATCTACTGTGTGTTTACAAGTAGAAGATGCTCATCATAAAAATACGGAAATGTCGGAATTTATGAAAATTATGATTACATATTGGGAAAAGAATATTCATAAAATTTTTACAAAAAAGAGAGATTTAGGTATTGCAAATGCGGTAATTGAACTATTTAGAAATGGAAATCGTATTGATTGTTTCAATAAAAAGTCTCTTTATTTGTATATCCGTGAAATTAGTTCTTGTAAAACACAACAAATAACTAAGGTTATAAATAAAATGAAACATTATCAGAGTATTATAACTAAAGCTTATTTAGATAAAGGGTCTCTACAAACTGATTTATACAGATAAAATCAACCTTTAACCATATATATAATGTATATGGATCTTGACTTCGAATTATATAAAGGTAAAAAATATTCCTCGGTATTAAAGGATATTGTAATCAATTCTGACGATAAACGAAATCAAATAGATATTTTGATTTCAGATCTCAGAAGTATGATAAAAACTGCCAATGATGCTATTGTAATCGTTCCACTAATCAAAGATTATTTGGATGTTGGTGTAAGAAATGATGAACAACTAGTTAAATTGGCAGCTATTGTTCAAAGATTAATTAGTGCGAATGCGCAACCTGGAGAAAATCAATCTGGGTTTGCATTATCTGATGAAGAACGTAAACAATTAATGGAAGAAGCAGAAAAAATAACCAAAGAGTTACACACTCCAATAGAATTTACTAAAAAATAAATATGTATACTGACGAAAATAAGCATTTTTATGAATTGGAGCCAGCGGTCGTATTAGATGTAATACTTGACGAAAATCATCCTATATTTAAGACTAAAACTGTTAAGTTAGATTATACATCTGTTCCTGACAATTTTGAAAATAAGCCCGCACTTAGTGATTCGATTGATTATTCCTGGATTGGAAGAATTTTGGTAAGACCGTTAGTCTCTTTATATAATATTGATAAAGATGACATTAATGATTGGGCAATACCTATGGAAAATACTGGTATTGTCGAATATCCATTAGTAAATGAAGTAGTAATAGTAGGTAGATATTTTAAAAAGTTGTATTATTTTAGAAAATTAAATATCCCTAATGGATTTTTGAACAATAATGCCGACTTTTCTAAAGAAAGATCTGCTGGTCCTGCAAAGTTTAATTTAGAAAAAAGAACAAATCCAAATGATGTAGCAAAAAAATATCAAGGTCCTGAGTCAATATTGGTTTCAACTAAATATGCGACAAATGATGATAAAGGTGCATTGGGAAGATATTTCGTTGCAAATAAAAACATTAGAACCATTAAAAAATATGAAGGAGACACTGTAATTGAAAGTAGATTTGGACAATCAATAAGATTTTCAGCATATGACTCAAATAGAGACAATGATGTAGGTGAGAAAAAATATAGAGATTACTACAATAAAGTTAAAAATCCATATACAAATAAACCATCTGGTGGCGGAAACCCAATGATTTTGATTCGAAATAGACAGAGACCTATTCAAAATATTGATACCGAATCCAATCCTGGAGGATTTATTTCAGAAGATATAAATAATGATGGATCTTCGATTCATATAACATCAGGATTAACTCAATCACCATTTGTAACTACAGTTAAAAAAAGAATATTTCAATCTCCTGATGTATCTCCGTTAGAAAATCCGGCATTTTCACCAAATGGATCAACCAAATTTATATTTCCAAGTAAATTAATAGGAGATCAAATAGTTATAAATTCAGATAGACTTATATTTAGTAGTAAAAACGAAGAAACTTTTCATTTTAGCAAAAAAAGATATGCTATAGCTACAGATGACGAATATACAGTCGATGCTGAAAATCAAGTTGTAATAACTTCTAACACTAAAACAGTATTAAATTCTCCGGTAATTTATTTGGGAGAATATAATCAAACCAATGAACCTGCTGTTTTAGGACAAACTTTGGTAGATTGGTTATATGATCTATGCAATTGGTTGTTGGAACATAAACATGGAAATAATCATTTACATCCACACCCGCATGTTCATACTCATCCACACATTCATCCAAATCCTCATGTTCACGAAGGCGGTGGCGGATCAGGTGTAAGCGGACCACCTATTCCATCGTTAACCGAAGAGGGACTTACATTAGTTGCTGATGAGGGAACAACGGCTGCATTAGCAAGTATATCAAGTCCAACTAGTATAGACACTACAAAAACCTTAGGGACAGAACCTACATTAAATGCAGTTCCAGTTAACACATTAAACGCAGTTCCTACAGTTACAGAAGTTTCTCCTGATCAAATGCGATTACGACAATTGAGGGATTCTCTTGGTATAATTTTAAGTAAAAGAGTATTTTTAACAGGCGGAGGATATGCTCCTGGTCTATATCCATCGGTATTGACTAATACTGTCATAAATCCATATACAGGAGAAGGTGTTCCAGGAGGATATAAATCCGCACCATTTGGAAACGTTAGAGGACCAAATCCTTTAGAAATACATGAAAAGTTTTTTGGTAAAAATTTAATAGAAATGGAATAAATATATGTCAATATTATCTAAACCTACTTTGCCAAATGCAACAAATCCATTAAGTGGAGTATCTAATACTGCAAATTCATTTACTAATATTAATACTAGAAGTCCTATAAAATCAGATCCTACAAAGTCGGTTTCTGGTTTAAAATATCAAAAACCTGTTATTGATTGCGTCAAATTTCCATTATTATCGACAGATACTATTCCTTGTCCTCCATTACCTGACAGACCTTCGGTTGGTCTTCCAAGCAAACAAGAACTTGTAGACAGAATTACACAATTTATTCCCAAATCATCAGATTTATCTTTGCCTGGAGTTCCAAGTTTGCCTGATATTGACCCTAGTAATGTTGTAAAAAATGAAATAGACAAACTTGGATTAGTTCCGTGTCCATCAGTTCCTACATTAGATGCGTTGAATCCAATTCCTGGTTATAAAGAACAAGTAAAATTGTGGTTAAATGAACCTATAACCTTACCAAATATTAAAGATTTATTGCCAAATTTACCAAATATACCAAAACCACCATATTTTACTTTGCCTTGTCAACCAAATACCCCATCTGCAAATGTTTAAATTACATATCAATTAATCTAATTTCATTTGATAATTATACTATATGAAGACCAACGAATTAAAATCTATAATAAGAGGTATTATTCAAGAAGAATTAAAGACAATATTACCTACTATGATACCACAAATATTGACTGAGATATTGTCGAGTAATGTCAAGAATAATATCCGTGAAAATTCTAAATCTGAAGATATTTTACAGTCTTCAGTTGAATCGCCGGCTGTAAAATCATTTAAAAAATATACAAATAATGAAATGTTAAATAAAGTTTTAAATGAGACTGTCGGTGGAGTTCCAAAAGAAGGATCTTTCGTAGGATATTCTAGTCCTCTGATGAATACTGATAGTTTGTCGTCATTTGAATCTAAAAATTCAAATTTGAATGAATCTTTTGAACAGCATTCTGCTCCTGTAAATAAAGAACAGTCAAAAGTAATGAATATAATGAATAGAGATTTTAGATCTTTGATGAAAGCAGTGGATAAAAAGAAAAAAGAAGGAAATATTTCATCCGGAATGGTTAACGCTGAATAATTATGACTACTATAGGATTAACGTTGCCGTTGCAAAGGGGAAATAGTGGATATTTTCAACAATCTTATGATTCTCTTACACAGATTCGTTCGAATTTATTAAATTTCTTCAATACCCGTCCACTTGAACGTAGATTTAATCCCAAATTCGGAACACGTTTATATAATTTTTTATTCGAACAACAAACGGATGATTTTGAAGATATATTAAAAAATATTATAAAAGAAGATATTAATATTTGGTTTCCCAATGTTTTTGTAAATCAAGTGTTTTTGGAAATTTCTTCTGCTGAAAAAAACAATGATATTAATAATTATATAATAAGAGTGAAAGTTCAATTTACATATAATAAAGAAACCAGCAGTTTTTCATTTGTGACTACTACTACTAATATATAATTTATATGCCTGACAATATACAAAAATCATTTCAACCTTTAAATAAAGATGTTAAATATCTTAATAGAGATTTTAACTCTTTTAAACAAGGATTAATTGATTTTGCAAAAAATTACTATCCTAGAAGTTATCAAGATTTTAGTGATGCGTCCCCAGGAACGATGTTTATAGAACAAGCATCTTATGTTGGTGATGTTCTTTCATATTATATAGATTATCAATTTAAAGAAAGTTTGATGCCATATGCCGAAGAACGGAAAAACGTATTAACCTTAGCTAAATATCTTGGTTATAGACCATCTGCTACTAAATCGGCTACTACTCAATTAGAACTTTTTCAATTAGTTCCTTCAAAAATAGACAATGATGGAAATTACATTCCTGACGATAAGTATTCATTATCAATAAAACAATATGCACAGTTTGAAAATATATCAGGTCAAAGATTTTTGACAAATGAATCTGTCGATTTTTCTGTTGATACAAAATTTTCGCCTAGAGAAGTTACTGTATATTCTAGAGACTCATTAGGAGTTCCTCAATTCTTTTTATTGAGAAAAGTGGTGAATGCATTTGCGGGCGAATTGGTTGTAAAAACGGTTTCGGTTGGAAATCCTACTCCATTTTACAAAATCGAATTTGATGAAACAAATGTTTTGGAAATTGTAGAAGTAAAGGATGATAACAATAATAAATGGTATGAGGTAGATTATCTTGCTCAAGATGTAATATTTACGGATATTGATAATATTCAAACTAACGATGGATCTTTTTACATTTATAAAACAGAAGTTCCTAAAATAATGAAGTCATTGAAAACTTCAAGAAAATTTACAAGAAACGTCACTGCCAACAATACTACATATTTAGAATTTGGTGCCAATTTAGATAATTCCGCAGATGAAATTATATATCCAAACTCTAACATTATTGGAATTGGACTTTCAAATATTTCAAACATTGACATTTCATTGGATAGTAGTAATTTTTTAAAAACAAATACATATGGAGTTTCGCCATATAATACAACGTTGACAATAACTTATATAGTTGGTGGCGGATTATTATCTAATTGCAATGTCAATGAAATTATACGAATAAATTCTTATGAATTATTAAATGATGCAACCTCATTTAATCCAATTGAACAAAATTTGTTTAATACGGTAATTCAATCTTTGAGAGTAAACAATTTTGTAGCAGCGGTTGGTGGCAAAGATGAAGAAAGCGTTGAAGAAATAAGACAAAATGCTATATCTTTGTTTGTTTCTCAAAATAGAGCAGTGACTAAGGATGATTACGTAGTTAGATCATTATCCATGCCTTCTAGATTTGGAAGTGTAGCAAAGGCATACGTAAAATCAGATGTGGATTTAAGTTTCAATTTACAAAAAAATGTAAGTGGATTTGTGGATAATAATAACAATGCAACTGGAATAACTGACGCAGTTGAAAATTATTTCAGAAAAATAAATTATGATATCAGTAATCCATTTTCAATAAATTTGTATGTTTTGTCATACGATTCTCAAAAACATTTGACTCAAATAAATGAAGCATTAACATACAATTTAAAACAATATTTATCAAAATATAGATTATTGACTGATGGTGTAAATATTATAGACGGATATATAATAAACATAGGAGTTAATTACAAAATTGTAATATATAACAATTATAATAAGAGAGATGTATTGAATAATTGCAATCAAAAAGTTAGAGAATTTTTTGATATTGAAAAATGGGGGTTTTCACAACCAATTAATTTAAGTCAATTGGAATTAGAAATCGCAAAAGTCGATGGAGTTCAATCTGTTGCTGAATTGATGATATATAATCTTAATATTAATGATGGAAATTATTCTCCACATCAATATGATATAAATGCAGCGACAAAAAACAAAATAATATATCCTTCATTAGATCCGTGTATATTTGAAGTGAAATATCCAGAAACCGATATTAAAGGAGATGTAATGTAATATGCACATATTTGTATATCCAGAAAAAGATACATATATTACGAATGAAACCATGTATGTTAATAAAAATTTTGGAATCGATGAGATTCTAGAATTAAAATCAATTCCACAACTTACAAGAGTTTTAAATTCATATGTATCCTTACCTTTTATTGGTTACTATAGTCAATCTTTAATTAATTATTCAGGATCAATAGTTGGCGATGTAACTGGTAGAGACAGTTATGCATCGATTTATGTATCCGGCTCATCATATTTTAGTTCGTCACGATTTAATGGAGGATTATCAGGATCTTATAATGGCGCTACTGTAGCTTACACTAATTTTTCAGATGCAAATGGACATTTTTCAGGATCAGTTACGGGCAGCATAACAGGTTCATTTACAGGATCGTTTTGTTATGCAAGTGGAACTTTATATAAATTTAATGGATCATTACATGGACAGTTGAGTGGAACTGCTGACGTTTACCAACCATACTATGGTTATGTAAACAATCCAGATTTAAGTAGAATTTTATTAAAATTTGATTTAACATCTATTTCAAAATCAATTATAAATGGTGATATAAATACAGATAATATAAAATTTAATTTAAAATTAAAAGCTACAGAGACTTCTCAGGTTCCATTAAATTATCAAATATATGCATATCCTGTGAGTCACAGTTGGATTATGGGTGTCGGCAGATATGCATATGGTGGCGATGATGTCGGCGTAAGTTGGAACTATAAAACGGATTCAATATATACTAAAGATTTATGGTATGGAACAGGATCTACATCATATTACGTTACATCAAGTAATTATTTGATATCATCCGGTGTATCTTCTGCATCATTTCAAAATCAAGGAGGAACATGGTATTATTCGGTTCCAAACACATATGTCCAACCATCTTCAAGTATTAAAACACAATTTTTTAATACTGCTAGTTCGACTCCTACGTTTGAATCTCAATATACAACGAGTTTACAGACAAATTTAACCTCCAGTTTTCCAGCATTATTATCTGGCAGTTTAAATTCAGTTGTATCATCATCATTGAATTCAAATTCAAATGCGTATAAAAATTATATTTTTATAAATAGTTTTGCTACAACTGCATATAATACTACATCTGCAAGTATTTCTTCTTCGTTATCATCGTTATATGTATCGTTATTAACAAATGAGATTACTAACGAACAATACAATACTGACTATTCCTCAAGTATATTGTTTTTAGGAAGTCTATCATCTAGTATTCAAGGTTTATTGGAAAGTTCTTCATCTCTAATTACATATACAAGTCAATCTTATGATTACATATTATCATTATCCAGTAGCGTTGCGTCATCAACGATTTATTCTGAATTATACACTAATATTAGTAATTTAGTTACTGCAAGTATTTCCGCAAGTATATCATCATCAAATAATTATAATATTTATGATGGATTTTATACAAATTTAGTATCTGCATTATCTTCAAATTATTGGTATAGTTCAAGTGAATGTTCGTGTTCATTGACTGAACAATCATCTAGTTTTTCTGCAAGTATATTAAATTCAGAATTTTTGTCTTATTTAAGTTCAAGTGTATCGTCATCATTGATATCAAGTTCACTTGTGGTGACAAATAATTCATTTTCTTCAAGTATTTTGAATTATTTTTCTTCAAGTGTAATTTCATATATAAATAATCAAATTGAAACCATAAAATTATCTACATCTGCAAGTGTAGCTTCAAGTTTGACTCAAACTTTCAAATCAAAGTTTTGTAACATCAATACAGGCAGCTCTTTGATTTGTTCACAATCATTTAATTATCAAACATCAGATATTAATATGGATGTAACTGATATAGTCAAAGGATGGATATGCGGGTGTGTTCCAAACGACGGATTTATCTTATTGACTTCGTTAGAATTATCTGGAATTGATAATGTTAATGGAACAATAAAATTCTTCAGTAAAGAAAGTAATACAATATATTCTCCGTGTTTAGATGTTGCTTATGATGATAGTGAATATATTATAGGAAATTTAACATCAATTAATACATTTAATCCATATACAATAATTGTCAAAAATTTAAACAGATCTTATAAATTTGGATCAGTGGTAAGAATAAATGTATTTGCGAGAGAAAAATTTCCATTGAAAAATTTTGTAAAAGGTTATCAACAAAATCAATATATTAGTTCTAGTTTGTTACCCGAAGAAACTTATTTTGCAATAAAAGATAATAATAGTGAAAACACGATTCTTGATTTTGACGAATATACAAAATTAAGTTGTGACGGAACTATTCATTATTTCAATTTAGATACTACTACATTGCCAGTTGAAAGATATTATAGAATTTTAATAAAAACTATAATTGATGGTGAAACTAAAATTTTTGATAATGGAAATATATTTACCATAACAAGATAATTTATGTATCAAAAAAAATTAAATCAATTTATTTTAAATGGAACATATACATATCAATTGGATAATGTAGGTAACCTTGTTATTGATGAAAATAAACCGAGTTTCGAAACTAAATACCTAAAGGTAGGTTTATATGATTATTCATATGACATTAATAAAGTAGAAGCCGTAAATTCTACTGTATTTGAAGAATTTTCTCCAATTATAAATGTTCCTATTGATACGAATGTGAATACTTCAACAAATTTTGTCGAATCTATATTAAGAGCAAGTGGCAGTTTGAATATATCTGCTAATGGTATTACAATTACACCTGATGCTCTTGCCGAACTAGAATATGCAATATTACAACTCAAAGCTGAGAGAGATGATGCTAATACAAAACTTAACAATATCGTTTCTCAATTGACCCCATCATCATAATATGACTTTTCCGTATCCATTAGTAAGTAATTTTACGAGTAGTTATAATACCGCATCTTATTTTTCAGAATCGGATGTGATTATATATAACCAAAATACAAATTTTCCAGATTTATTTTTTGGAAAATCCGCAAGAGATTTAACTGAATTTTCATATTATAATACTATAGGAGAACAAAATGGTTGGGTTTACAAAAAACCATCAATAAAATATTTATCTGAAATCGGAATATATAAAGACGTTGATAGCAATTCAATAACTTATAACTATAGAAAAGTAAATACTGATTATATCACTTATAATAATAATATTTTGATAGATATTCAATCTGATTTGTCGTCTTCAAACATTTTTAATGGACAACATGTAGTATCTTACAACTTTTTAAGAAATGTGGCAGGTAGTCAAGATTATCCCTTGATAATTTCAGATATATCACCATCAAGAACAGAATTAAAACTTATACCTTCTTTCGTTAAAAGATCAAATGACAATAACATTTTTTATGAAAATTTATCATATGAATCATTTTCAAGAAAGTTAGTATTGGTTGAAGATATAACAGAATTATTAATAACATCAACATCAAAATATAATTGCGATCAAACTTACAAAAATTACGCAATACAATTTCCAGATCAAATAAAGTATTTCAAAAATTCTTTTGGATTTAAAAGTGATGAAGACGCTATAAATTTTATAAATAATGTATATAATGGAGCAAAAGAATTAAAATTAAATCTTACAAATCAAATAACAATTAAAAATTTATTTGGTATAAATAATTATATAAAATATTGGTTATATACATATTCAAAAAATATAATAACATTTGATGAATTATTTCAACAAATAAAATACATCATTGAACGTGAATATCTTACTCAATTGAGTTCTATTAATATTTTTAATTCAAATTTAGCATTAAATTTACAAATAGTATCTAATATTGTATACGAATTATTTGTAAAACAAGCATTGACAATAGTTCGAAATGTATTCATAAATAAGTTTTATTCTTATTATAAAAATGCATTGAATTTTGGAAACGGAATTATTATAAGATATTTGGATCATTCTTATACTAATCAAAATGAATCTGATGATAAACATATTGAATTGTTAATAAAACTTGATTCACCTCTCCCAAGTGAATTTGATGTTAAAACATTATGTTGGATTTCAAATGTTAGTATTGCCCCTATTGTTCAAAATGTAATCTTAATTGGAAAAACAGAAGTTAGAAATTTTAAAATATCTGGTCCTGATTTTTCAATTCCAATGTTGAATTCTGAAAAAAATTCAATTAAAAATGTTTCCTCATTAGGTGACAACGTTACAGAAAGAGATTTGTCGTTGATTAACGTTACCAAAAAATTAAAAACTTTAAATATAGATTATTCAGATTTTTCTAATTTTATAGTGTTTTCCTCTGCTGCAGTTAGAACAAAAATATTAAAAAATAAATTAGAATTAATTAATACACTAGATTCAAATATTAGCAGTTCTGTTTCTTCGTCGAATAGTTCGACAAATCTTGTAGTATCATCTTCATATACATCTCAAATAGAAAATTATAAAAAATCAATTGATCAAATTTTAAATTCATTCGATGGGTTTGAATCTTATTTATATAATAATCAAAATCTTATCAGTGGCAATCTTAATGATGTAAATTCAAATTATTACAATTATGTTTTAAATGCCGAAGAATATGACATTCAAAATATCGATAGTTTGACTAACAATACTCCTGAAAATATTAAAAATGATGAAAACAATTCTGATTATTTGTTGTTTTTAACAATGATAGGTCATCATTTCGATAACATATATTCTTATATAAAGGCGTTTCCAATATTAAATGCATCAGAATCAAACGATAGTTATGTTTCTGATTTTGTGTATTATATGTTAAAGACATTTGGATGGGATACATCTACAGATTATGCTAATAAAAATGAAATAGATGCGTATCTTTCAAATGTAATGTCATATAAGGATAAGACAGAAACAATTTGGAAGAGAATATTAGATACTTTACCTCAAATTTATAAAACAAAAGGAACACAAGAATGTATTAATTTAATATTGGCATGTCATGGAATACCATTAAATATTCTTACAATTAGAGAATTTGGAAATAACGATTTATATAAAAATAAAAAAACTAGTTATGTATATAATCAAAAATATTACTTTACAAAATTTTCATCTAACAACGAATTTATAAAAATCCCTTACTCTGGTTCAAAATCACTAGAATTTACATTTAAATTAAACAAGAGTTATATTCAAAATGAATCAATTGAACTAGCAAGTAAAGATATAAATGGATGGAAGTTATATCTTACAAAAGGAAAAAAAGACAAATATGGAGATGTAATTTTTGAAATACAAGATAAAAAATTATTAATTACTGACGTTCCTGTTTTTAATGTCGATTCATTTTTCAATATTTTACTCCGTAGAAATGAAACATCATCTTTATTAGATCCTTCAAATGATGAAAATTATGTTCCTATCAAATATGATTTGGTGTTAAAATCATACGATGGTGAAAGATTGGCATTTAATCATTCATCGAGCATAGTTTTGACAAGAACTTATAACGAAATTTATTCTTCAAACGGATTTTTATATTTTGGAAATTATGATTCTCAAAATAAATTCACAGGATTGCTTGATAAAATAAATATAATAAAAAATTCAGTTTCGGATTATGATTTTGACCAATATTGTAAGAATTTTAGTTACTACGGAAACGATGAAACTCTACAAACTTGGGAAAATTTGTATTATAAGTATAGTTATGATTATCCAGTCAATTTACAAAATTCATCAAGTGTAGTTGCTATTTATCCTGATTTTCCTGAGGGCAAATCATATCCTACTCCTACTGCATCCGCATATAATTTTTCTTATAATTCGGTTACTCAATCATCTAATTGTGTGCCTTATTCTCAATCAATATATCCATATCAATTTGAGATTGTTGAGATACCACAAAATGTAATTGTATCTCAATATGGACCAAATAAATTAAAAAATAACAAAATAAGAAAAATAGAACAACAATTGACCGCATTTCCTTCACCTGTTCAAAGTGTTGCAGTTAATTTAGATCAAATGTCTCCTGATTCGAATATATTGGGTGTGTACGTTTCACCATTTAAATCTAAAGACGATGATATAATTAATTTTTATGGAGATTTAAATTTAATGGATGATATAGGAGATCCAGGCAATATATTTGAACCCAAATATAAATCATTGGAAACCTTACGTGAAAATTATTATAAATTTGACGGAGAACAAGTGTTATATCAAGAATTTATAACAATATATAAGAATTATATAGACAATTCTATATTTGATACTATTAAAAATATAATTCCAGCCAGAACAAAATTTATAGGAGGAATTTTAGTAGAACCTTCTGTATTAGAAAGACCAAGAATATCAGTAAAACCAATTGTTAAAGAAGAATTACTTTCGTATGATGGAAATATAAATCTTTATGATAATTTTGAAGCATATATATTTCCTACGTCAGACTACAATACAAAAATAAATATATCAGAACAATCATTGTTTGGTAAATCAACAAATCTTAATAATGGTTATATTTCGAATGATGGAAATGAATATTATTTCAATGAATATATTCAAAAAAACCAACCATTTTATGATTACAACCAGAAAAAAATATGTTATTTAAGAAAAATTGAAGAGATTCAAGAAATTTATAGCAATGACAAACAGTCAAATCCTGTAAAAATTACATTATCAAGAGTGATTTCAGTCCCATCTTCATCTTTTATACATCAAGTCGGAGAAAATTATCACGTTACTACTGACGACGATTTATCAATAACGAATATATATCCATTTCAACATTTATCTTACAAAAATAAGCCATTACAAAAATTTCAAATTTATTTAAATACAGTTGAATCTTTAAACGCTGATTCGACTCAATTTTTGACAGATAATACAAAATTAAATTATATAACCCAATCTTCTCTTTCAACTTTAAATGTTAATGAAGATCAAATTTTTATAAAATCTAGAAATACTTCACTTACAAACATTATAAGTTCATATGAAATAACATCGTCAACCAATACGAGTTCATTATCATATTTACCTGTTTTAACTCAGAGTTTATCTTTGAGTCAAAGTATTTTCATTATATAAAATAATAAAAAACATAAATTTAAACTATTTATATACATATGGCATACTTAGATAACAAAACAATTATAGTCGATGCTACCTTGACTAAAAAGGGGAGAGAGTTATTGGCACAAAATGGAAATTTGAACATAACTTCATTTGCATTGGCAGATGATGAAATTGATTATAGTCTATATGACCCAAATCATCCTCAAGGATCTAATTTTAATGATTTCGCCATCAGGAAGACTCCTATATTAGAGGCATTTTTTGATGAAACTCAAGTAATGAAATATAAATTGGTTACATTAAATCAAGGTGTAACTACAATACCAGTAATTTCTCTTAACGTTACTAATATAAATGTGCCTTCTACATTCACCGGCGATTCTATAATCTCACCAAGCACTACTCCAACATACAATACCACCTTGGGATATACTGCTATATTAGCAAATAAAAATGTTGGCACGATTGTCCCTACAATCAACGTATCTGCAAATACAGTATCTAATACAATTACATCTTTTACAGGCGTTTCAGTAGAAACTTCTCAAGTAGTAATAGGATTGCAGTTTAAATTTTTGGTAAATCCAGGTGTTGGAGAGACGACTACCACTTCATTAACTATAATTGGAAATGAAAGTGGTGGAAGTGTAACAATCCCAGTAACCGTAACTGTTTAATTTTTATGATATTCAAAAAATTCGAATCAACCGATAAAATTGATGGAAAAATCAATAGAATATCATCTCCTCTATGGCCTGCTGGAGATGTAAGTGTTCTTCAATCCTCTTTTTACACAAATCCATACCAAACGGTTACTACAGGATCAAATATAAACGATTTGAAAAATGGATTATATTATACTGATGTATATTATGCAGGCGAACCCGTATTTTCAGTTGCATTCGGAAATCAATTTGGGAGTGGCAGTTCAGCAACTGATGTAAGCACTGTAAAAGCTTATCCAAGTAAAGTCATATATTCACAATATAAAAACATATTGTTAAATTCTACAGATAAATCATTTACATTTGCATCATCATCTGCTACAAATTATATAAGTTCTTCAAATGTTTATGTAATGTCATTTACAACAAATAAATTTAAAGATAGATTAGATGAAGGACACATACAGTTTTCTTTAAGTGGAAGTAATGGGGTATTTAATTTTGTTGATGACTCTTCATCTGATACTGTATTGGATAGTTATAATATTGTAAGCGGAAGTATTCAAAATGGTGTCGCGGTTACATATAAATTAAATGGATCTACCGAATATCGTGGTTTAGGAAGGATTTATCCAAAAAACGGAATAATTATATTAAACGCAGATAAACTTTCACAATTGGTTGGTTCCAATCTTACTCCTTTATTAGAAATGACAGGTTCAAGTTATCAACTAAATCAACAAAAAATATATAATTCTATTAAAGTTTGTTCCAATAGTTATTTTCAATCAAGAAAATCTGAATATTTGCCTTCAAAATATTATTTCGTAAGAGTTAAAAATCAAGAATTTAATTATTCGAACAATCCTACATTTGTATTGTCATTAACTACTGGAAAGTTGAGATTTACCGAGTTTTATACAGATCCACGAACATATATTACTACAATTGGATTGTATAATGAAAATAATGATTTAGTTGCAGTAGCAAAAACTAGTCAACCTATTCTTAAGAAGTTTGATAATGAATGTTTGATAAAAGTTAGACTAGATTTCTAAAATGATTAAATCGTTAAAGAGAAATGATATCCGATACACACCATTTATTGCCAATAAATCCTGGAATTCTCAAAATCAAAGATTCGAAGATTTAATAAGTTGGCAAAGTGGAAGTGAAAGTGGATCATTATTTTTAACCTTCTTCGATTACGGCGACGGAACACAAATGTCGGCAGTATCATCGGCATTTTCATCCGCAATTGCATATCAACAACAAGATGCAGATTTTTTAAAATTTAGAATTGGAAAAGAAATAACAGGGTCAACTTTTTATTCATTGGGAAGTCAATATTATAATTCAGAAAACAATCCTGTAAATATCGACGACAGTTATCAATCACTTGTATATAATACTTCCAAAAATTTATATTATAAAGAAAGTGAAAATCCTACACAAATATTTGGATTAGAATCATTAGACCCAAGTAAAGTCAATAGAACATTACCAAAACAAATTTCTGTATTTAATGTTCCAATTAATAAATTTGGTGAAAAAATTGAACCAAATAGTGTTAAAATAAATCATGATTTGCCAATTGGACATGTAAGTATAATTGATGATGGGAATAATAATTTAAAAGTAAGTGGAAGTTCATTTGCATCTATTCAAACCGCAAATTATAATTGTGTATCTGCTAGTATATTACATGATAAATTAACACAAACTTATAACGGCAATCCACGAAGCGCATCAGTTTCAACTGTTCCTTATAATTTAAACGTATCAACTACGTATAATGGAAGTCCTAATCCTCCAACAAATGTAGGAACATATAATGTATTTTCAGAAATATCTGATGGATATTATTGCGGAACAAAAACCGATATATTTACGATTAACAAAATACAAGCATCATTAATTGTTACATCCGTAAGCAATGTATATGATGGAAATCGTCACGATGTATCAGTATCTACAACACCGTCAGGATTAAATTATAATATAATTTATAGAAAAGATGGTCTATCTATTTCCGATCCTATTGGTGTGGGAGTTTATCTTGCTACGGTTACTATAAATGATTCAAATTATTTTGGAACATCTACTGGAACATCTACAATTACTGCACCCGTTTCTAATATTTCTTTTAATAATATAAATGATTTAACATATGGAGATGTATGGGAAATAACTCCAATTGTAAAAGATATAATTAATAATAAACCTATAAAATTATCTATTACATCCGGCAACGAATTCGCAAAAATAAAAGGTATTCCTGGAAATCAAACCATTGATTTAAATCCAAGTAAAGTTGCAACGTCTTTAGGATCAGTAATAGTTACAGCAGATACCGTTCCTTCTTCAACTCCTGTTTCAAGAACATTTACTATATCTCCAAAGAAAATCAATTTAAACGGAGTAGTATCAGCAACAAATAGAAATTATCAAGCAGCCAATACAACCGTAAATATAAATAATGAAAATCTTTCATTGAAATCTAATTTAGGTATAGTTGTAGAGGATATACCTTTCGTTAATATAACAGGCCCATCAACCGCAACAATGTCAGATGATTCTATCGGAACTAAAAAAACGGTGACATTTACATCATATGCGTTAACGGGAACAAATTCTTCAAAATATCAATTGGTTCAACCACTTATAACCGTTGAAATATTTAACAACATTTCATTAATAGGAACCAATGGAACGTTTGATGGAAATTTTTATTTTATATCAGATTTTCAAAATTTATCAAATTTACCAAACAATTTTACAGTTGATTGGTATAAATCAGGTAATAAAATTGCTAGTGAAAAATATATAAATAGAACACAGAAATACGCCGATGGGAATTTCCCTAAAGACGTAGGCACATACCAATTAACAATTACAGATAATAGTAATGGAGTTGGAGCATTACCTAATCAATCATTTACTGTTCAAATAATACAAAATCATGTAAGTTCAGTTACTTTAGAAAATCCTGATAAATTTTATACTCAATTTAAAAATGAGATTATTTTATTTAAAGACAAAACTAATACTGTAAAATCGTTTGAAGATGAAATTAGTTCGCCTGTAGTTTCATATATTTCTTTCAGAAATAGAAATGGTGTTATAAATAAACATTATAATTATAATAATCTTGTAAAATTTTCTTTCATAAGTGGATCTCCTGCTACGGAATACAGTTTTCCAACTATAAAACCTACAGTTTCTGGCGTATATAAACTTATAACTAAGATTGAAAGTCAAAATTTGTATTATAATGATAATAATTCAAATTGGAAAATTGGAGATTTTATTTATATCATAGTTAAAGATGTAAATGAAACTTCGCCGTTATCTGATGTTTTAGAATCAAATACAGTAAGTTCTAAATACAATTTGAGAAAATATTTTGATCCATATACTCTTCCAACATGGACTACTGTTGCTGGATCAAGTGCAAATTTAATAAAAGATAAATTTAATAATTATTTAAATCAATATAATAAAAATTATTTGGGTATTAATTTAACAGGTGCTGGCGGCGGATCTTTAAAGTTTAATAATTATACATCTACTGAAAAAAATATAGAAATTGCATATTATAATGTAGATAGTTTATTATCTCCTAAACAATATTCTTTTGCTCCTAAAAATTCAAATCTATTATCATTTGCAGGCAATCTTGCTAGTACCAATAAAGTAATTCAACGTGGAATATTTTACGTTCCTACTGATAGTTATACATTTAAATTTAAATTTACGAATATTAGACTTACTACATTGATATTATATATTAATGAAGGTGAGGTATTTGCATCGGAAGTAGATGATACTACAGTTGAAACTGATAGAAAACAAGGGCCTGGTAATTATACTAGCGTAACGCCTAATGTAAAATCAGATGAAGTGACTTTAACTTTAGATCATGGATATCATAAATTTGAATTTAGTTTTGAAAAGAGATCACCATATTCTTCATATAATATTTTGGTTGACAGATTATTAAATACACTTGGAATTGAATGGGTAAGTAATTCAACACCAAATATTGGAGGTGGATCAGGAGCATCAATCGGATTTATTCTCCCATCTCAATATATTATTGATAAAGATTTACAAAATGTAAAATTTGTGGTAGGAAAATCTGGCAAGGGTAATATTCCAGATCCTATCAAAAAAACATTAGTTTATTCATTTAATATAACAAATAACACTCCCTCAAAAGAAATGCAATTTGTTTTGAATGGAACTCAAGCAAGTGGTATAGATTCTTCAATAATTTCAAATGCAAGTGTAGCCAATGGAGGAACGGTTAAGAGTGATAATAATGTAATCACAGTTGAAACTAACGGATGGGATAAACAATTATATTATGAAGTGTTAAAAAAGCCTAATGGTTCAGATGCGGAATGTAAGATAAAATTCATTTTCCCAACTACTTTTAATAATACTGTAGAAATATATCAGACCGTTAATAGTTCAATTGATAATGGTGGTAATACTTATATGATTACCGGTTCGTTTACTACTCCACAATATTCTTTCTTAGACATGATTGCAGGCGGTGGAGAATCGATAAATATGGATAGTTCCGGTATTCCAACGTATGATAATTATGGAACCGCATCCATATTAGATACTAGTTATGAAGGTAAATTGTTCACTACAACTGGAACTTATACAGACATACAACGTGACTATTATAATATATTTCAAAATCCAAAACCTTATTATGTGACAAGTAACATCTGGGACATATATCAGAGACAATTTTATCCTTCAAATCCAAATATATTTGCAGGAAATTATGGAAATAATATTCCTATTGGATATAATGATGCGATAAATGGAAAATCAGGACTGTATACGAATGATGATCCTGTTGGGGGATCTTCTGTAGATTTATCTGTGTCAGATGTATTTTTTAAAAAATATGGCCGTGGTGGAGATAATACTAATCCAAACGGAATGAGAGGCAATTACGTTATAACAGGATCAAATTTGTTATACGAAATTTATTTAAATGGATCTTCAATATATAATGTTGATACAATAACATAATATGAATTTTAATATCAGAAATGAAAATTATGGATACAAAGTCGCTGCTTATGGTGATTATATCGCTATAGGTTCGCCACCATCGTTTAGATCTGGGTCGGGATTTAGTCTTGGAGAAGTTTCTGTAAAAAAATATAGTTATACTACAAACGATTATGAATTTTATTTGACTCTTCAAAAAACATTGGATCAAGATAATTCTACAGCATTTAATTTATCTCAAGCAGACGATCTTCTTACAGAGACATCACAATTTCTTTTTTATGATTTTACAGATAATTTTGGTGTAAATAAAATAGAAAATGAATATGGAAATGCATTATCTATTTATGGAACAGACTTGGCAGTCGCTACTAGATTTTTTAGCTGTTCTGTTTATGCACCAAATCCTGCTACATTAATAACAGGTTCAAATGTCGATATATATGATATATCCACTACAAATATAATCCCTTATTATACCATAACTAGTTCATTTAAAAGAGAAAGTGGTAGTTTTGGATGCGATGTTTCATTAGGTAACAATATAATTGCAATAGGAGCTAATAAATCTTTTAATAACAAAGGAGAGGTATTTTTATATACAAAAATAAATAATACTTGGTCATATCTTACATCATTGACAGGAAGTGATAGTATTGCCGGTGATTATTTTGGAACAAGTGTTAAAATTGATGTAAGTGGCAGCACCCGATTGATAGTTGCAAATAGTTCTTCAAATTCAACTTATGGAACTGTGTATTTGTTTGAATCATCTTCTGTAGGATGGATTGAAATAGAAAAATTTGTTGGAGATAATAATTACAATTATAATTTACAATATTTAGATTTTTATCCAAGTTCATCCTCACCTCAAAGTTATGATAATTTTGGAAAAAGTTTATCAATTTATGGTAATTATCTAGTGATTGGATGTCCAAATGAATCACAGTATTATGAATATAATGGATCAAATTTAAGAAAAAGAGGATGTATTTTTATATATCAACGATGTGATTCAAAAAATGAATGGAATCAAATTCAAAAAATATATGATGGAGAATTAGATGAATCAGGTACATTTTTCAAAGATAACAAATTTGGATATAGTGTAGATATATTTGGAGATTATATAGTAGCATCATCATTAAAATATAATTTCCCATTCAGTTCAAGTTATATAACCGGAACATTAAATTCTGTATTGTTCGATGAATCTTACAAAGATTTAAATAATACACTTGGATATGTTTACATTTATAAAAACACGGAAGGGACTTGGAGCTTATTGAAAAATCTCTATAGAAGAAAAGAATACGGATATCCATATTCCGTGTTTGGAAATTCTGTTGCATTGTCAACACAATCATTGGTTGTAGGATCTCCGTGTTTATTTTTAGATTCAAATAGAACAGTAAGTCAATCTATTTCAAATTATAGAAATATTAGAGGATATTCATACGTATATGATTTTAATGAATTTAGTGATAATATACAAATTGGAAACGTATTTTATAGAACAGGCGATATTATCTTAAAAACAACAGAATCAATTTTCAATGATCTGTCTGTAAGAAGAGGATTATATTCAGATCCTATACCTTATTATGATATTAATTTTGATTCTAGAATAACACTTTATGAAAATCAGATATTTTGCACAGTAGAACCAGGGGAATTTAATGTAAGCACAAACCCAACTGCAACATATAAATTACCATTTGACTATGATATAAATGGAGACCAACATTTTGATTTTATAGATGTAGATTTAATTTTGAGATATATTTGCAAATTAAATTTAGGACATGAAAAATGGTGGACAGTAATTATTGAAAACAATTATGAAACCAGTCTATTTAATTATTATACTGGCCTTCAAAGAGATGTATACAAGTCAAATGTATCTGCATACACTTTAAATTATTTCAGTGGTTCTTTATTAACAACTGATTACACTACATATTTCAATCAAAACAAATTTTTGTTTGATTTTGATAATGCTGGCAATATTGATATAAATGACATGTTTATTTTGTGGAAATATTTCTCAAATCAATTGACTGACAATTTATATAAAAAATATACTACCATAAAATCCAAGAGATCGAAATATTCTGATTTGGTTAAATTTTTGGACGTTAAAACTAATAAAATAAATCCGTCATATATCAAACCAGAATTCTTTAAGTATCAATATAGCTCTTCAATTGATAATACGGGATCGTATCTTGCACCTTATATAACAACAGTTGGATTATATAATGGAACAGACTTAGTTGCAATAGGAAAGTTAGGAACTCCTATTAAAAATGGCGGAGAGTTCCCATTAAATATTTTAGTAAAATGGGATATCTGATGATATTTATAAAAAAAGAATAATATATGCCTAATAACACAATTTCTAGAGAATCTTTAGTCAAAACACTTGAAGACAGATACAAAACACAATCTGTAGGTGGTGCTTTTAATGCTAGAAAAATCAACACCACTCAAGATACTATTTCAATTCAGTCAGAACCATCATATAACGGTCAACAATATACCATTGATAAAGGTGGATTTAGAGTTAAACAACCAGTCGGTCTTTCAAATTATAAAGATGTTCCTGATAGATTAAACAGTTCTTCTAAAATGACATCTGCATTAGTTAAAGGTTTGAATACAAAGAAATATAAATAATCTTTAATAATAAGTATACTATATAATAGTATATGGTTATATTAGGATTGGATTCATCAACATCCGTAACAGGATGGGCATTTAGTGAAGATAATAAAATTCTTGATGCAGGGTTTATAGATACAAAAAAATTTGAAACCACCAAAGAAAAAACATATCACGTTATATCAGAATTATCAAAAAATTGTTACATAGATACGTTTGAACATATTAATCTTGAAGCTGCATTAAGTGGTTTTGCAGGTGGTTTTACAAGTCAACAAACAATTATAACATTGGCCCGTCACAATGCAGTTTTTGCGTATATTTTAGAAGAACATTATAAGAAAAAAGTCAATTTATTATCTGTAAATACAATGCGTAAACAATTGTTTGGTAAATGTAGAATCAAAGGCGTAAAATCTAAAGAATTTGTAAAATCAGAATTGGAGTCATTGTATCCTGATGTAATTAAATTTTCCATTCTTAATAAAAAGGGTAATTGGGATGAGAGAAATGGTGATATGTATGATGGTATAGTTTGCTCATTATATGACACCAGAAAAGATACGGGAATTAATAAAAAAAGTAAAAGCTCTAGCCGATAAAGGGGTGGGTGGCGAATCTATATCTGCAAAAGAAAAACTTAGAATTCTTTGTGAGAAGTATAACATTGACGAAAAAGAACTAGAGATAGAAGAACAACGAGATTATTTCTTTATATTACGAGATAGAAATGAACGGGATTTATTGACAAATATCGTTTGTATGGTATTGGATGTTCCTGTAACAAAATGGAAAGAAAGAAATAACTGCGTCAAAATTTCATTAACAGAAACTCAATTCAATGATATTAATGGTGCATTTTCTTATTATCAAACGATGTATGATGACTATAAAAGATATATTATACAGGGGATAATTGCCCGAAATTCCATATGTTATATACCCAAACAACAAACATACACCCAAGAAAATGTTGTTCAACCGGATATTCCAGTTCCTCCACAACCAGAAGAATCTGAACAATCCGAAGATGTTTCCGAAGATAATAAATCTGAGACTTTTGGTGGAGTTAACGATAAAGATTCAAAAGATAACAAAAAATCTAAACGTAAAAACGAAGATGTCGAAAAACCGATAGACCCAATTAAATTAATGAAGATTGCGGTTGCATTAGAAAAAAACCCATGGGTAAAAGTTGACCGTAATAAAAAATTGATAGACGAAGATAGTGGTGATATACTATAATAAATGTTATTATACCAAGAAAATATAATAAGTAACTTAAATAAACTTTTAAATCAGACTCCCAAGATTAGAAAGGGAACTGATGCGGTTTATTTTTGTCCAATATGTAAACATTATAAAAGAAAATTGGAAGTAAACATATTGACTGGAAAGTATCATTGTTGGGTATGTGGATTTGGTGGTTTAAATTTCAAAACTTTGTTTAAAAAGTTAGGAGCACCTGCTTCATATTATACTTTTTTAAATGAGAGCAAGAGTTTTAAACAAAATAAAGAATTCGAAATATCATTCGATGAACCAGAAGAACAGTGTCATCAAATTTTACAATTACCAAAAGAATTCAAACCAATGTGGGAACCATCTTCAGAATTGGAATATAGACACGCATTGGTTTATCTGAAAAATAGAGGTATAAATAAAGAAGATATTCTGCGTTATTGTATAGGATATGCAACTGAGGGAGATTTGAAGAATAGAATAATTATTCCATCATATGATGAAAGTGGAATGTTAAATTTTTATACTGCTAGAAGTTTTTATGATACCAAAGGACTGAAATATGTCAGTTGTGCTTTTTCAAAAAATATAATTGGCTTTGAATTACTTGTTAATTTTGAAGAACCCATTACTTTAGTAGAAGGTCCATTTGATGCAATTAGTCTAAGAACAAATACAATTCCTCTTTTTGGCAAAACTCTTAGTAATAAATTAAAAATGAAACTGTTGGAATATGACGTTCCTATGGTAAATGTATTATTAGACAATGATGCAATTACAGATTCTATAAAAATCTGTGAATTTTTGATAAAAAACAACATTAAAACAAGACTTGTAGTATTGAACGACAAAGATCCTAGTGTGATGGGTTTTGAAAAAACTTGGGATTTGATAGATAGTTGTGATACTATAGACTTTGAGAAACTATTTAAGTTAAAAGTTACAGTTTAATATGGCAACAAAATTATCATGTAGTGTAAAGGAGTTTACAAACATATTTCATATCGCAGATGTTCATATTCGTCTTACAAAAAGACATGATGAATATAATGAAGTATTTCAGAAGCTCTATAAAGCAATAGAAAAAACACCAGAGTCAACTGTGGTTGCCGTATTGGGTGATTTGTTTCATAGTAAAAGTGATTTGAGTCCAGAATGTGTCAAAACTGCTTCTGATTTTCTTCAAAATCTTGCAGATAGAAGACCTACTGTATTGATTGCGGGTAATCATGATGCAACTTTGGCGAATAAAAATAGATTGGACAGTCTAACACCAATTGTAGACGCATTAAATCACGAAAACCTCTTCTATCTAAAAGAATCTGGCATTTTTATACTCGGTGATATTCTTTTCAATCATTTTTCTATATTTGATGAACATGAAAAATATGTAAAGTTCAAAGATATTCCCAAAAACTATCTAAATGAAACACGTTATAATGTTGTATTGTTTCATGGCGCTGTAAATGACGCAATTACTGATGTTGGTTACAAAGTGTCTAATAGAACAATTACAAACGAATTGTTTGATGGTCATCAAATCGCTCTTCTTGGTGATATTCACCGTTATCAAATACTTCAACAATACAACAATATTGAAGAAAAACCTGTGATTGTGTATGCAGGGTCTACAATCCAACAATCTCATGGTGAAGAACTAAAAGGACATGGATTTGTATATTGGGATTTGAAAACAAAGGCATTCAAGCACTTTGAAGTTCCTAATGATTATGGATTTTATACTGTAGATGTAAATAAAGGCAAACTTGCAACTGATATTTCTGACATTCCTAAGAAGGTCAGACTTAGAATGAAGTGTTGTGAGAGTGTTGCCACAGAAGTTAAATCCGTATTGTCTAAAATCAGAGAAATATCTGAAGTGGTGGATATTTCATATGTTAGGGTTGATAGTTTAGTTACTCAAAGTAAAAATATTATTGACAATACTAATCTCAATATTAATAGCATCGTTGATGTAGACTATCAAAATAAACTTATCACGGATTATATCAAACATAAATTTGATATTGATGATAAAGAAGTGTTAGAAAAAGTTTATACCATCAATAAAGAATTGAATGCGTCTTTAGGCAAAGAACAAATTGTCAAAAATATTAGATGGAAACCAAAGATTTTTGAATTTGACAATATGTTTAGTTATGGTGAAGGTAACGTTATAGATTTTACCAAGATGCATAATGTTATTGGATTATTTGCGTCAAATGCAGCAGGAAAATCAAGTATTTTATCCGCATTATCATTTTGTATTTTTGATAAATGTGACCGGGCATTTAAAGCATCTCATGTTTTGAATACTCAAAAAATGACATTTAGATGTAAATTTAATTTTGAAGTGAATGGTGTAGACTTCTTCATCGAAAGAGTAGGAAATGCCGATAAAAAAGGTAATGTTAAAGTTGATGTTAAATTCTGGAAAGAAGAGGGTGGTAAAGTAATTGAACTCAACGGTGAGGCTCGTAGAAGCACAAATGACATTATCAGAGATTATGTAGGCACCTATGATGATTTTATTTTGACAGTTTTGAGTATTCAAAATAATAAAACCGGCTCCTTTATTGACATGGGTCAAACAGAAAGAAAAGAACTGTTGGCACAATTTATGGGACTTGATATTTTTGATAAATTGTCATCTACATCACAAGAAAAAATCAAAGAAATTAATGTTTTACTCAGAAATTTCAAGAAAAATGATTATACTCAGAAATTGAATGAGTTGACAAATATAATTGAAGTTTCATCAAGTCTAATAAAGAATGAAAGTGAAAATTTAGAACAATTAATGTCTGATAGAGACATTAAAAACAATTCTTTGCTCGAAGAAACAAAAAAACTTATCTCAGTTGATAATGATATTGGAGATTTGACGGTTTTGACTCAAGCTGAAATTTCTTGTAAGAATACTATACAGAAATTGGTAAAAGAACTTGATTATTTCAAAGACGAATCTAAAAAAATAGAGACTGAATTGTCTAGTTCTATAGATTTAGAAAAATCATATCTGATTGATAATATCAGCGACAAATATGATGAATATGTTTTGGTTAAAAAAGAATTTACTGCCAAAGAAAATGAAATAGAACGTTTCAAAATCATTGTCAATACCAAATTAGAAAAATTAAAGACTCTTGAACAACACAAATATGACCCAAATTGTGAATATTGCACAAACAATGTGTTTGTAAAAGATGCCATAAAAACCAAAGAAGATTTAGAAAAAGACAAATCAAATGCGTTAATTGTTTTTCAAAAATACAATGAATTGAAAAACAAAATTAATGGATATGGCAATATTGAAGTCGAATATAAAAAGTATACAGATATTAAAATTAATAAAACTAATATCGAAAATAAGTTAAACAAGTTTAATAATTCAATTGTTTCGACTGAAAATAAAATTTCACAAGAAGAAACTAAATTAAATACAATCGTGGAAAAGATTGATAGATTTAATAAACAAAAAGATAATATCGAAAGTAATAATATTGTTAAATCAACTATTGAAACTATAAAATCAAGTATTAAATTGATTGACAGTAAAATTAAACAAAAGAATACGGAAATTATAAATTTAAAGTCTAATCTTAACTCTTCCATTGACCAAAAGTCTCAGATTGAAAAGACTATTGAAGAAACAAAATCGTTGGAAACCGTCTCTGAAGCATACGAATTGTATAACTCAGCTATAGGTAGAGACGGTATTCCATACGAATTGATTAGTCAAGCACTACCTACTATTGAAAAAGAAGTTAATAATATCTTGAATCAAATAGTAGAATTTAATATATCTTTACAAACAGATGGTAAAAATGTAAGCACTTTTATTAACTATGAAGACAAAAAATGGCCATTGGAATTATCAAGTGGTTTAGAAAAATTTGTAAGTTCGTTGGCTATAAGAGTCGCATTAATCAATATTAGCAATCTGCCTAGACCTAACTTTATCGCTATAGATGAAGGATTTGGCTGCGCTGATGCCGATAATTTATCATCTATGAGCACTTTGTTTGCCTTTTTGAAGACAAACTTTGACTTTGTATGGATTGTAAGTCATTTGGATAGCATGAAAGATATGGTTGATAGTAGAATAGAAATTCGTAAAGAAAATGGGTTTAGTAAGGTTTCCTTTATTTAAAAAAAGTTATAAATATTGACATCTTCAAATTTTTGGGAATATTTATATTTAAGATTTTTTATAAAATTTGAAAGGAAATATATTATATGCCAATACAAGAAGGTGGAAGATTTAGTCCTGTTAACACTATTGTTAGCCCAGGAGTCTTTACAAGAGAAAATGATTTATCAGGCATTGTTCAAGGTGTAGCTGATATTGGAGCCGTAGTCGTTGCACCGTTCGCAAAAGGTCCAGGATTTAGCCCAACTTTGGTTACCAACACTGCTGATTTAGAAGAAAAGTTTGGTATTGCTGATGGAACTTATTATGGACCATACACCGCCAAAGAATATCTTAACGAAAAAGGATTCGTAACTGTTTGCCGCGTTGGCGGTTTAACTGGTTACGATCAAAGATATCCAATTGCAATTTATGCAGAATCAGGAAGTTATACTAGAAATATTGACGCTGGTGCGTTAGTTACCGGGTCTTCTTTCTTTATTCCATCAGGATCATTATCAAGTGGTTCATTTTTTGCTGGATTCTCTTCGTTGACAGCAACTGCTACTGGCGCAACTTATATAGATAGTGTAACATTCACTGCGAACATTCCTACTTCTTCATTTATATTTACATTTGCAGCTGGTTCAGGAACTGCTACATCAGCGACATCTCCAAGTGGCAGTCAACTTTTTGCAGGATCATCTATAAATATTCCATCTTTTGGATATGGTTATACAAGCATTACAATGAGTTGGGCAGGATCAACCACACTTCCTACAGCATCATCAATGACTGCAGCCGAATTATTGAATTACGGTTTACAAAACTTTTCAGTCACAGGATCTTTGACTGAAAAAATTGTATATGGAACCGATGAACCATTTACTAGTGTAACATTAAAATCTGCAAAATTTATTTCATATAAAGATAACTGCGTAGATCCAGTATTTAGATTGGAAGGTTTAGTATCAGGATCATTTGGTAAATTCACCGGTGCATTTACTTCTGCTGGATCATCAAGTGTAGATAGTTGTGGAAATTGGACTTCACAATCAAATGCAAATCAAATTTTGTTGGCAGTTTTGGCTGATACAACAAATCATTCACCAGGAACCGATTTACAATCTCCTGGATTTAGTGGTTCAAGTTTAAGTTTGACTTCGATTTTGAGTTCTAACAGTTCAAGCATACAATCAAATTATTATTTAAATTTGAGCGGTAGTTCTGCTGGTAGATACGGTATCTATGAATTCTCATTGGATAAGGCAAACCAAAAATATATTACAAATGTATTCCAAAAATCAGCAAAAACCACTGATTCCACTGTAAATGCATATCTTTATAAAGCATTTGAAGATTCGATGGCAAAAGTTGCTGCAAATCCAACAAAATATGGAATTAAAATTGCAGTTCTTCCAAATTCCAATACGTTTGGTGGTGGAAATCCATTAAATTTCACTGATGCAAATTCGTTTAATCCTGCTGATGGTGATAGTCAATTCAGTTTGACTAATGCTTATACACCATATGTTGTTTCTCAAAAGATTGCAGCTGTTGATGGCACAACAACAAGACACGATTTATTTAAAATCCATACATTAACTGATGGAACAAATGCTAATAAATTGTATAAGATTGAAATCAGCGACGTTAAATTGGCAGGTTCAGTGCCAGGAAGTGATTGGGGATCTTTCACACTTTCTGTTCGTGATTATAATGATACAGACAAACGTCCTAAGTATCTTGAAACATTCACCAATTTAAGTTTAGATCCAGATAGTGCAAACTTTATTGCTCGCAGAATCGGTGATAGATATAATTTTATAACTTATTCTGGCAAGATTGTTGAATATGGAATTTATTCTAATGTAAGTAAATATATTAGAATCGAAATGTCCACAAATGAATATCCTGTGGCATCTGTTCCATACGGATTCCAAGCATATTATACTCCTCTCTCAGGTGATATTGCTAAAGTTGCCCCAACAATGAAATATAGTAATGCTTCGTTGTATGGACAAGCTTTGGGAAGATACGCTTCAGGTGTAGTATTTAATGATGTTCCTTCAACTGATACTGAACTTGTAGGATTATATCCAACAGTATCAACTGGTGTTCCAGTATATAATGATAATGCTCAATATTTTGCTCCAATTCCAAGTAATCCATCATCAGGCGTAAATGTCGGATTTGCTTTGGATAATGTAATTGTAGGTTCAAATACAGGATCATTCTTGGCCGCAAGTTTGAGTGGAAGTATACCTTCTACAAATCCTGATGATGTGAACGAAACATCATATGCCAAGATGCGTAAGTTTATATTCGGATTCCAAGGTGGATTTGACGGTCAATCACCAGCCGTTAAGATAAACTTGGGAGGTGATATCGTAGCAGGCAATACACAAGGATTGGATTGTACAAACATTTCAAGTGCAGGTTCAGTTGCTTATAAACAATCAATTGGGGCTCTCGGAAATGCTGATGAATTCGATATCAATTTGATTGTGACACCTGGCATTTTACATCAACAACATAGTTATGTTGCCGATTTGACAATCGATATGTGTGAATCCCGTGGAGATTGTTTCTACATAATGGATAACGTAGTGTTCCCAAATAGTGGACAATCTGTTGGATTGATTGATGCTGCTGTAAGTGATATATCTACAATCGATAGTAACTATGTGGCAACCTATTATCCTTGGGTTCGTATTTTGGATACAAACACTAATAAGATTATAAGTGTTCCTCCTTCAGTTGTATTACCTTCAGTATATGCTGCTAATGACAATGTTGCTGCTGAATGGTTTGCTCCTGCCGGTTTGAATCGTGGTGGTATCCCACAAGCAGTTCAAGTTCTTGATAGAACTACACACGGTGAACGTGATACACTCTATGAAGGTCGTGTAAATCCAATCGCAGCATTTCCTGGTCAAGGTATCTGTGTATGGGGTCAAAAGACACTTCAACAAAAGTCAAGTGCTCTTGATAGAGTCAATGTTCGTAGATTGTTGATTGCCTTGAAGAAATTCATCGCAAGCACAAGTAGATATTTGGTATTCGAACAAAACATTGCTGCTACAAGAAACCGTTTCTTGAGTATTGTCAACCCATACTTAGAATCTGTTCAACAACGTAGTGGATTGTATGCCTTCCAAGTTAAGATGGATGAAACCAATAATACCCCAGACATTATTGATAGAAACATCCTCTATGGACAAATCTATATCCAACCAACCAGAACAGCAGAATTCATTGTTCTTGATTTCAATGTGTTGCCAACTGGTGCTCAATTCCCAGGAGCTTAATAAGAATTAAAATAAAAACAGAACCCCACAGTAAAATGTGGGGTTTTTTATTATTAAACATATTTATATAAGATGATTAGTCTAATTGATTTATTAAATGAAGCTAAAATTCCATCCAGTGAATCTGAGATGGATATGTATGCTCGTAAGTATAAAAAAACTATAGATTATCTTCGTGGTAAAAATAAAGTATTGTTATTGACTACTAGCAATAGATGGAGTGGTCACAAAGATGATAGTGCCAAAAGCACACAATTAGCGTTTAAGATTCAAGAAATGTTAGGAAAAGAAAAAGTAACAATTATTGATACTACAAAGTTAAATATTTTTCCATGTGAAGGTAATGTATCTTCTAAGTGGGGAAATCACTGTGGAACAAAAGATTCTGTGTTGAAGGATAAAGAAAAAAATCCAAGTGGATACCATCGTTGTTGGGCTAGTATTAATAATAAGAATGACGAATTGTGGAAAGTAAGTAAAGATTTATTTGAAAGTGATTGTGTGGTGTTTTTTGCAAGTATAAGATGGGGTCAAGCCAATGGATATTATCAAAAATTAATAGAAAGACTAACTTGGATTGAAAATAGACATTCAAGTTTAGGAGAAAGTAATATTATAAAAGATATTGATTCTGGATTTATTGCGACGGGACAAAATTGGAACGGTAAAGATGTTACACAAACACAAAAAGAAGTGCTTCAGTTTTTTGGATTTAATACTCCGAACGAATTATTTTGGAATTGGCAATTTACAGACAATTCAAATGATGAAACTTTAAGTTCATATAAAAAGTCAATTAAAGTTTTTGATAATACATTTTTAAAATAAATTATTTAATGCTATTAAAAATAGTTAATGTTATATGAAAAGAGCATCTGATAAAAGCAATTTATCCATCATAAAAGATTATTTAGATGGAAGTAGACCATTTATTCAAGTAGGTTACGATTCAAATACGGAATTATTAAACAGAAAAGAAGGTGAAGAATGGGAAGATAGTCAGGGAAATAAATGGAAAAAACAAAACGGAGTCAAAAAAAGAGTATCAAAAGTTACACAAATTAAAAATGAACAGAAATGTTCTATTTGTAATGGCGATGTTAAATTTGGAAATTATTTAGATCAAAGGGTTTATAGTAGATGTGGAAAATGTTATGACTGTAGTATAGTATTTGATAGTAGATTAAAAATACTGGGGAAATTTAATGAATATGCAAAATATGTCGTGTTTTCTACAAGACATTCTCAATTAAAAGATTTTAAAACAAAAATTTTAGAAAGTATTGAGTATCTTGAAAATTATGATTCAAAATTAAAATATTTTAATGAAGATGGTTCATATGAAACTTGGACAGATGATACCGATACACGATTAAAAGTATTAGAAGACTTAAAAAAAGACATCATTAATGTAGAAAAAGAAATATTAGAATGTGAGGACGAACTTAAAAAAATAGAATATGATTCTTCTATAGAAAAAAAGGCAAGAGAAATGACGTTGGAATTTATAAAAAATAGAGAAGATCGTAAATTTGATGTATGAGTGAAAAAACACTTAAAGAAATAATCAAAGAAGAGTATAAAAAGTGTTTGGTTGATCCCATGTATTTCATGAAGAAATACGTAAAAATTCAACATCAAACAAGAGGCATCATTCCATTTGAATTATATGAATTTCAAGAAGAAACTCTTCAAGATTTCATTGATAATGACAGAAATATAGTTTTAAAATCACGCCAGATGGGTATATCTACATTGGTTTCCGCATATGCATTGTGGACTATGATATTTAATCCAGGCAAAAACGTTTTAATATTATCTACAGTTCAAAATACATCAAAAGAAATCGTATCAAAAATTAGATTAGCAAATAATAGTTTGCCAAGTTGGTTAAAAGTCCCAACAGTAGAAGATAATAGACTTTCTCTTAAATTTAAAAACGAATCTAGAGTTTTGGCAGCTTCTTCTGCCGCTGATAGTGCTCGTGGTTTCAGTTCATATTTACTTGTAATGGATGAATGTGCGTTTATTGATAACGCAGAAGAAGTTTGGACATCTGCTCAACAGACAATGGCAACCGGTGGTCGTGCAATTCTTCTTTCTACACCAAATGGTGTTGGTAATTTCTTCCATCAAATGTGGGTTGACGCAGAAGCCAAGAAAAATACGTTCAAAACAATACGTTTAAAGTGGGATAGACATCCAGAAAGAGACCAGTCTTGGAGAAACAGACAAACTGATGAATTAGGTCCAAAAAGAGCAGCACAAGAATGTGACACTGAATTTTTGTCATCAGGAAATACTGTAATTGAGTCACATTTAGTTGAATTTTATAAACAAACCAAAGCAAAAGACCCAGTTGAAATGCGTGGAGTAGACCATGGTTATTGGATATGGGAATACCCAGATTATAGTAGAAATTATATTGTGGCAGCAGACGTTGCAAGAGGTGATAGCACCGATTATAGTGCATTTCATGTAATTGATGTAGAATCATTGACACAAGTGGCCGAGTATAGAGGTCAAATAAACACTAAAGATTATGGTAATATGTTAGTCAGTGTTGCGACTGAATATAACAATGCTTTATTGATAGTAGAAAACAATAATATTGGATGGGCAGTATTACAACAGATAATTGATAGACAATATCCCAATACATTTTATAGTAGTGCAGATTTACAATACGTTGATGTTGAACGTCAATTGACAAACAAATACAATCGTGAAGATAAAAGAATGGTTCCTGGCTTCACAAATAGTCAGAAAACAAGACCGTTATTAATATCTAAATTGGATACATATTTCAGAGAACAATCGTTGGTTATTTATTCAAAAAGACTATTAGATGAACTATCAGTATTTATTTGGGACGGTAATAAAGCGGTTGCAATGAAAGGATATAATGACGATTTAGTTATGTCTTTTTGTATTGGATTGTGGGTGAGAGATACCGCATTGAGACTCAGACAACAAACTATGGATTTGAATAAATCAATGTTAGGAGGTATTTCTAGAGTTGCAAATGATAAAGTTTATACTCCAAAATCAATTTCCGCACATGATGCATGGATTATGAAAACGGGACAATTCAACGATAAATCAGAAAATCTTACGTGGTTATTGTAACCACTTTATATTTATACATTATATATGCCATCAGAAGAATTTCAAATATTAAAACAACGTTCCTTGTATTCAAGGTTGAAACGGTTGTTTTCCACCGATGTAATAGTTCGTAATATTGGTGGCAAAAAATTAAAGGTAGTAGATACAGACGAAGTAATGTATGCTACTGATAGAAATACATTACGTGACAGATTTAATAGAATACGCACAAGTGCATATAATCAATATAGTAGAGATTTTACACTTAGTTATCAAGCAGCTCGTATTGAATTGTTTAGAGATTATGATACGATGGATATGGACCCAATTATTTCATCTGCATTAGATATTTACGCAGACGAATGTGTCACTAAGAATGAAATGGGTAAAATTTTAACGGTCCATACTAATGATACAAATATTAAACAAATCCTAGAAAATTTGTTTTATGATATTCTTAATATCGAATTTAACATGTGGAGTTGGACTAGAAATCTTGTAAAATATGGAGATTTCTATTTAAAAATGTATATTAGTCCAGAATACGGTGTATACATGATTGAACCAATTAGTTCTTATAATGTTACCCGTGTAGAAAACAGTGATTTAAATAATAAGAATTATACCAAGTTCCAAATCAATTTGCCTGAGGGTGGTAAGATTGAAGAATTAGAAAATTATCAAGTAGCACATTTCCGTTTGTTGAGTGATAGTAACTTCTTGCCATATGGCAAAAGCATGATTGAAGGTGGTAGAAGAGTATGGAAACAGTTGAGTTTGATGGAAGACGCAATGTTAATTCATCGTGTAATGCGTGCTCCTGAAAAGAGAGTATTTAAAGTAGACGTTGGTAATATTCCGCCTCAAGAGGTCGATCAATACATGGAAAAATTGATGAATAAGACCAAGAAAATTCCATATCTTGACCCAAATACTGGCGATTATAATTTGAGATTCAATCTTCAAAACATGGTAGAAGATTTCTATTTGCCAGTTCGTGGCAGTGATAGTGGAACTAGCATCGAACCATTAAGTGGCATGGAATTTACTGGTATTGATGATATCAATTATCTAAAAAATAAGATGTTGGCCGCATTAAAAATTCCAAAAGCATTTTTGGGTTATGAAGAAGATTTGAGTGGCAAAGCAACTCTTGCAAGTGAAGATGTTAGATTCGCAAAAACAATCAATCGTATTCAAAAAATATTAGTAAGCGAACTTAAAAAGATTGCAATTGTCCATTTATATTCACAAGGATATACTGATGACCAATTAGTAAATTTTGACTTAGAATTAACTAATCCATCTGTAATTTTAGAGACTGAAAAGGTTAAAATTTGGTCAGATAAAGTTACTTTGGCGAAAGATATGGTTGAACAAAAAATGTTCAGCAGAAAATGGATTTATAATAACGTATTTAAATTGTCAGATGAAGATGTTGACTTACAAAAGAACGACATCGTTGAAGATGCAAAAGACAATTATAGATTTAAACAAATTGAAGAAGAAGGTATTGATCCTGCTAAGCCATTTAATAAGATTAAACCACCAGAATCATCCGGTGATAGTGGCGGCGCTCCATCAGGTGAACCACCTTCGCCAGAAGGAACTCCACCAAGCGGCGGTGGAAGTGAACCAAGTCCAGTCGGTGAACCTGGCGCAGGTGCGGAAACTCCTCCATCATTGACGGAAAAATCAAAAAGAGCGTCACAAGCAGGTGAACATAAGTATAGAAAAGATTCCACATTTGGATATGACCCAATGGGAAATAAAGAAAATACACGTATATCACAAACAGATCCTCTCAGAAGTAAAACAAAAATAAAATCTGCGTTAAGCATGGAACATCTTGAAGGATTAAAACAATTTTTACAAACACATCAAGATGTTAAACGGGATTTGCTTAAGGAAGTAAATTCAAAATCAATGCTTGATGAAAGCAACATAATTGAGGAATAAATATTATAATTAAATGAATTTTATCTATAATTTATTATATTTATAAATTGAGACATTATACTAGTATATGCAAAAAGCTAAACATTCCAAGTTTAAAAACACAGGAATATTATTTGAACTACTTACTCGTCAAGTAACTGCAGATATTTTGGCAGGTAAGGATGAATCCATTGCTAAGGATTTACTATTTAAATATTTCACCGAAAACAAAGAATTAGGAAAAGAGTGGCAATTATATAATTTCTTGCTTAATGAAAAAGCAAAAGATGAATTGCAATCTCAGAAATATATAAACGTAATTTTGAAGCAAAGAGAAAAATTAGATTCAAAGAAATTAACAGAACAAAAATACAACCTAATCAAAGAAATTAGAGAAAATTATCCAATTGATGATTTGTTAAAGTCAAGCATCAAGAATTATAAGATTCACGCTTCTATTTACAAATTGTTTGAAAATCATATAAACAATTCAATCAAATTTGATGTAAAAGAAATTCTTCAATCAACAAATACAATTACTGAAAATTTGTGCGGTAAAAAGGTTGCTGTTAATGAATCCGAAGACGATTTGATTAATTTTTATAAACAACAAAATGAAGAAGTTCGTTTACTTAGCTATAAATTACTCGTCGAATCATTAAACGAAAAGTATAAAGATTTAGATAACAATCAAAAGAGATTGTTAAAGGAATACATCAACAATATTAGCAATACCAATTCATTGAATGAATTTGTTCAAAAAGAAATTGTTAATATTAAAGAAACATTATCAAAATTTGTTAATTCTATCAATGATAATGTAATTAAAATTAAAATTAATGAAGTAACAAAGCAAATTGATACCATTAATTGTAAAAAGTCAGTGAAAGATAATCAAATTACAGTGTTGTTGCTTTCCTACGAATTAATTAAAGAACTTCAAAATAAAATTCAATAATATGAACGAAAAAAAGAGACTTCTCATCGGCAGACTTAAGGAAAAACTTAAGGAAATTATCAAAAAAGAAATGGAAGAAGGAACAGGCACTGGCGCAGTTGCTGCTCCATCAACACCATATGCTTTTGCTAAATCAGGCAAAGGCAATGAACGTGCTGCTACTGCCTCAACTGATTATGAACTTGTAAAAGAAGGTAAAAAAGCTGAAAAGAAACCAGCAAAAAAATCAGAACCTGCTCCAGTAGCAAAGAAAGCTGCACCAGCTGCACCAAAGAAACAAGATGATACTAAAATTACAACTGGTCTCATTGATAAAATTTCAAGTCGTGAAAGAGAAAACAAATTTAAGGGCGATGACAAAGATGTAAATTTGCTCGGCCGTTTAAAAAATTTACTTAGCAGAAATGTTGGTAGAACATTAGAAGAAGCCGATGTTGAAAAGATGATGGAAGAAATGCAATGTGATGAATGTTGGGAAGAAGGTGCAAAACCAGATTTCCTAGATTTAGACGGTGACGGTAATAAGACGGAACCAATGAAACAAGCTGCTAAAGACGCAAAAAATAAAAACAAGAAGTAATATGCCTATCTTTTTGAAGAGATTTTTAGAAGCAGACCAACCTCAACCAGCCGGCAAAGGAGTTAATCCTCCATCACAAGGCGCACCCGCTGCTGCACCTACTACTCCTCAACAACCTCCTCAAGAATCTCCTAAACAAGACCAAAAACAATCTTCTGGTCAAGGTAATACTTATAATTTAGGATTTGATTTAGAAGATTTTCAAAAGAAATTGTCACAAGCAACTGAGACTGTAAAAAATGAATTTAAAGAAAAAATTTTAAGTCAAATTGCAAATCAAAAAATACAATTTCGTGCTTCAAAGGGATATGGTCAACCTGAGAAGGATTATATCGTTAACGTAGATGACGTTAGCATTGATTTTTATTACGAAAATTATGTAGTTGTTATCAAAGGTCGTGAACCTAACAAACAAAAACAAAGTGAATATTTTATTAAATATCCATATACGATTAAGAAGTTAGGTGCGGCAACTGTTCCATCAAAGAAAAAAGATACAGTTGCTCCTACTGCACCGGTTCCGACATCTACACAAAATGTAGCAACTAAAGGAATTTAATATGAATGAAAAAAGATTAATTGTAGATTGCATGTCATTTGAAATTAGCCGAGAAGTAATTAGTGAGGCTATGAAGACAAACGGACCTTTCTTGGTAAAAGGTGTTCTTCAACGTGCAAATGCAAAAAACCAAAATGGACGTATTTATCCAAGAGAAATTTTGGAAAGAGAATCAAAGAAATATGAACAAAATTTTATCAAAGAACGTCGTGCTCTTGGTGAATTAGACCATCCAGAAAGTAGCGTTGTAAACTTAAAGAATGTAAGTCACAATGTTACCAGAATGTCTTGGGATGGTGATAATTTAGTAGGAGAAGTTGAAGTTCTTCCTACACCAAGCGGAAATATCTTGAAAGAATTATTTGCATCTGGTATCAGACTTGGTATTAGTTCAAGAGGCATGGGCAGTGTTCGTAAAAATGTCCACGAAGCCGCTGATGAAGTTCAAGATGACTTCGAACTTATTGCATTTGATTTCGTAAGCAATCCTTCAACCAGAGGTGCATTTATGTATCCAGAAGAACAAGTAAGTCTTCAAGAAGGCGTTGTGAAAAACCCAGAAACAAATAAATGGGAAAAGGTCGAAAATATTATTCGTGATATTTTAGGCGAAATTAAATAATTTTAACCTATACGATTTATATTTATAACATATGATTAAATTAAAGAATCTAGTAGAATCAACAGTAAATCTTCCAACCGCAGATGATGCTCCTCGTAAGTTGTCAAAAGAAGAAAAGAAAGCATTGGCGGAATTGGTTCATAATTACAACGAATATGGTAAGTCACTTCATGAATATGGTAAAATCATGGAAGTAGCAGATACTCTTAAGAAGATTTCTGAATACGCAGAAACATATGTTGTAAATGAATGTAACGATTGGACACAAGCAAATGTAGCAAAACGTCATTTTGCTGAAATCAAGAAACATGCAGAAGCTTTTAAGAAAATGGCAAAAGAAGCACATGAAAAGAATATTCATATGACTTCATTGTATGAAGATATGGGCGGTATCTTGGAAAAATATTTTGAAATCAAAGATTCAGATAAACAATAATTTCAGTTAAACGCAATAAAAAACCCACCAAGAAATTGGTGGGTTTTATTTTTTATAAAGGAACAGATCCTCGGTCATCAATGAAATTCATCATTTGTGTAAATGTTCTAAACACATGTTTTCTATTATTAATCAATAACCAATAACCTTGTTTATTTTTATACACAGTTACTTTCAATGGGTCTTTTCTTAAATCACTATGATTAACATTTTTTGCAGTATCTTTATCAGTATATGTTAAACGAGTTTCACCTTCTGGTTCAAATCCCATGTTGGCCAACCAATCAATTTCTTTCCAGTTCCATCCATTTGGATTATCAATATCGTTAATATTATATTCAAACGACTCTTCCATTTCGGAATATTCTTTTTTAATAAAAGATTTTAAATGTGTCATAGATTTACTTTGTTAATAGTAGTAGATACTAAATCAGTTAATGTTTTTTCAATTTCCATTTGATTTGGTTTTCCATTTTTATCTTTTAAATTTACCGCATTTGAAAGTTTATAATATACCGTGGTTGGTTTTTTCAAATCTTCTTCATTCGAATATGTAATATACCATATTCCGTATTTAATAGATTGTCCACTACTGTCGGATTTGTTTGCTAATTTTTTTACTATAAAATAAAAATTATTGGTATTTATTTCTTTTTGAAAACTTAATTCATGACCTCTTGTTATAGGTTTTTCATCATTTAAATGTAAAGTAGGGTCTTTTGATTTCAAAACATCAGTTACAAATTTAATTTCTTCTGGAGTAAAATCCAATCCCTTATTATTTGTTAATTCAGTTTCAATTGAAACATTATCTTTATGATTGTCGGTTAATTCATTTAATAATGTTTCTTTTAATACTATTTTACGGAAAGTTTCTTTGAGTTGTTCTTTTATTTTCTTTCTACGTTTGCGTTTGTGCGCAATTGCTAACGCGGCTAAATACTTATTTAAACTCTCTTTATCACCATCTGTGCATCCAACTTTTTCATTGTTAGACTTTTTGTAGACACAGTATTTATCATCTACTTTTTTGTAATAATACGGCATAATATTATAAATATCTAATTATTTTGCTATTTTCATTTTTTTATTCATATTTATATACAATATTACGGCTTTCCTTTGCCGCTCAAGATTAAATAAATCCGTATTGAAGTTTATCCTCAATAACTTCAGAAAATTCAAATAACATTATGTCAAACTTACTAAAAGAAGCTATTGCTGACGCGAAGGCTGTGCGTGCCACTGCACTCGCAAATGCAAAAGCCGCATTGGAAGAAGCCTTTAATACAAAGGCAGAAGCAATGTTGGCCGAAAAATTAAAACAAGAAATCGCAGCTGATGAAGCTGTAAGTTCTTCAGATATTGGTTCAGGTGGTGTTGGTGCATCACATGCTCCTGATAAGGGTGCAGTAACTCATCAAGATCCTCAAGGTGGTCCAAAGACTGTTGCCTTCGAAGAAGGTGAAGAAGTTGCTGGCGAAACAATGGAAGAAGAAACCGTGACCAATGAAGAAATTGAAGAAATTTTGAGAGAATTGGAAAGCGAATTAAAAGAAGACGGCGAAGAACAACCATCCGCTCCAGCATCTCCTGCTGCTCCAGAAGCACCAGCTGCTCCAGTAGCTGCTGCACCAGAAGCTCCTATGGCTCCAGCCGCACCAGAAGCTCCAGTAGCTCCTGCTGCTCCAGAAACTCCAGAAGCTCCTGTAGCCGAAGAATCAATGGAAGAAGAAATCGATTTGAACGAACTTCTTGCATCACTTGAAGAAGGTGAAATTGAAGAAGGTAAGGGCGAAGAAGGAGAAGAAGGTAAAGATGATGAAAAGAAAGAAGAAGCTTATGAATCTGTTCAAACAGAATTACAAGAAGCTTATAAGGTAATCGAATATCTTCGCACTCAAATTAACGAAATCAATTTATTGAACAGCAAGTTGCTTTATACCAACAAGTTGTTTAATACTTTCAGCTTAACCAAGGAACAAAAGACCAAGGTAGTTGAAACATTCGACTTGGCTAAGTCCATCCGCGAAGTCAAGTTGAGTTATGCAATTTTGTCCGAATCATATAGTTCCGGTGGATCAGTTGTCAAAAAGACTAATACAACTGCAAAAACTATCACCGAAGGTTTGGCAAGTAAACCAGTTGCTTCAACCGCTCCTGCAAAGGAAGTTATTGTTGAAAACAGCAACGTGATGGCTTCAAGATTCCAAAAACTCGCCGGAATCAAGAAGTAATTTTAACAGGTGAGTAATAGTAAACAAAAACAACTAATAAACAGAAATATATGAGTGATATTAAAGGTCTATTGACAAACAACATGAATCCACAAGCCAAATTGATGGCTGAAACCCGTGGATTGCAACAAAAGTGGGACAAGACAGGCTTGCTCGAAGGTCTTAACGGCGTAGAAAAAGCCAACATGTCCATTCTTTTGGAAAACCAAGCAAAACAACTTCTTGATGAAGCTACCTCAACTGGTACTTCAGCAAACAGCGAACAATGGGCTGGCGTAGCTCTTCCATTAGTTCGTCGTGTATTCGCTGAAATCAGTGCAAAGGAATTCGTTAGTGTTCAACCAATGAATCTCCCAAGCGGTCTTATCTTCTATCTTGATTTCAAGTATGGCACCAACGTTCCAGCATCTGGCAATGATAATGCTTATAGCGGTTCATTGTTTGGTGGAACAGGTAATGCTAAACTCGGTTCTACCGATGAAGCTGTAAACGGTCTCTACGGTAACAACCGTTATGGATATAGCGCAAAGCAAATTGGATTAGGCTTTACTGCCACTGTCGCAACTGCTTCTGCAAATGATCTCCAATGGGATTCGGCTTATACTTCAAGCACATTGGTAGGCGGAGGTAATTATTTTACTCTCACCGTCCCAATTGGTGCAAATGATGCAAGTGCAAGTATCGATTTGAATGCAGTTCGTTCATTCACTCTTACTGGATCAAACTTGACCGCAACAAACGTTTTGGGTGAATTTACCAAGGTAATTAATACTGGAACTCTTGCATCTCCAGTTTATTCTATCGTATTCGTAGCAAGTGGTTCTAATACAACCGCAGGTGCTACCAAGAGCGTATTCTTGTATTATGACAAGCAACCAACTGATTCAACCCGTGGTGATTTCGAAGATAAGTTTACCACCACTGCTACCGGAACAGGTGCAGGAACCGGATTGGTCGATAATATTGGTATTCCAGAAGTTAACTTGGAACTTAAGAGCGAACCAATCGTTGCTAAGACTCGTAAGTTAAAGGCAGTCTGGACCCCAGAATTGGCTCAAGACTTGAATGCTTACCACAGCATTGATGCCGAAGCCGAATTGACTGCTCTCTTGAGCGAATACGTATCAATGGAAATCGATCTCGAAATCCTTGACATGTTGATCAATGCTGCTCCAGGCTCAACCACTGAAGCTTGGTCTGCTGCTATCGGAACCGAATTCGTTGGTAAGACTGTAAACAGCAATGGTTCAGTCACCTTCAATCGCACAACCGATACCACAAACCGCACTGCTTACGTAAAGAGCACCTGGTTCCAAACCTTGGGTAACAAGATTCAACGTGTATCTAACAAGATTCACCAATTGACTCTCCGTGGTGGTGCAAACTTCTTGGTTTGTTCCCCAGACGTAGCAACCATCTTGGAATCAATCCCAGGATATGTTGTTAACACCGATGGTGACAGTGCTAAGTTTGCAATGGGTGTAAGTCGTGTTGGTAGCTTCGCAAGTCGCTTCCAAGTCTACAAGAACCCATACATGACTGAAAACGTCATCTTGGTTGGTTTCCGTGGAAATAACTTCCTCGAAACCGGTGCTGTGTATGCCCCATACATCCCACTCGTTCAAACCCCATTGGTCTATGACCCAGTGAACTTCACTCCACGCCGTGGTGTGATGACACGTTATGCCAAGAAGGTAGTACGTCCTGAATTCTACGGCAAGATTTATGTTGCCGATTTGGATCAAGTATAATATTTGATTTAAATAATTAATCGAAACTCCCAGTAGAAATACTGGGAGTTTTTTTTGCGGTCAATAATATTTTGAAGATATTTATATATTATATGAAACTGAAAGAAATTTTAAACGAATTGCAAAATCCACCTGCACCAATGAAATTGGTCCAAGATGCGGCAATTACTTCTAATCTGAGATATCATTTGGATCATAATCTTACTCTTGAAGGAAATGTATTCAGAACATATAGTGATGCGTATTTTGAATTAATAAAAGAAGTTCGTAAATTATATGAACAAGATTTAATTGAGTTGAATGATGAAGATGCAGATTTAGTTGAAAGTGATATCGGAGAAACTGCAATTTATGAAGGTAGAGAAGTTTATTTAGATGCTCCTATTGAAGAAGAAGATGACGAAGAATTAATAAATGAAGTAAAACACAGAGGACGTAATGTTAAATTAAATAGACCGTTTAGAACTCCGGGCGGACCAAAAAAATTTGCAGTTTATGTAAAGAGTAAAGGTGGTAGAATTAAAAAGGTATCGTTTGGCGACCCAAAAATGAGAATACGTGCGAGCAGTGCGGCTCGTAGAAAAAGTTTTAGAGCAAGACACAGATGTGCTCAAAAGAAAGATCGCACAACAGCCGGTTATTGGAGTTGTCGTAGTCATAGAATTCGTAGTTTAGGAACAAAAAGTAAAGGTAAATATTGGTAATATGTCTGACTTTCCATTTAAAGAATCTCACGTTAAAGATAATTTATATCTCAGAGAGTTTGAAGAATCTGTAGATGTGGATGATCTTGAATGGCACAGAGATAGAGAAGACAGAATCGTTGAGGTAATTGGCGATACTGATTGGAAACTTCAAATGGATAATGAGTTGCCGAAAAATATGTCTGGTAAATTTTTTATACCAAAAGAAACTTGGCATAGAGTTATAAAAGGGACAGGTGAATTAAAAATTAAAATAACAAAATTATAATTTTATGGGATCACAAGTAGGACCAGCCGCAATAAACGGAGACAATTTAAAAAATAAAGTAAGATTTACTTCAAATGGATTAAATCAAAATGGATATGTGGGCGTTAGATTAGGCGGACTTAATAATCCCGCAACAAAGGTATGGGCTGATATTAAAAATGATGCAAATTCAGCGTGGTTTTGTGTTTTTACTGTATTTAGAGGCACAAGTCCTTATATTTCTGGTTCTGTATCAGCAACTGCAGGTTCATTACCAACTGAAAATGATACTGCAATGAATAAATTTTCAGATGCAGATATTCGTTTATTTTTAAATTCTGGAACAAAAGAAACAAGAACTCAATGGTGGCATATATCTGAAGCAAATGGTAGTGTTTGGGCATCTGGTTCTTTAAATAATAGTGACACTATGTATAATTTATTTTTAGATCCGTCTTTGTGGTCTAGTGATGCTTTTACAACTACAAATGGATATTTCAAAAGAAGAGACGGCAATGAAGCCAATTATCCATCAACATGGGTTACATCTTCTACTGGCGGATGTAGTAGTTATGTAGGTGGATGGAGTAATTATTATGAACAAAGTTGTATAAGAAGTTGGTTTGCAGGATGTGAAGGTGGACCTGCTTATAATCATTGTTGTGCATGTCCAGTTGATAGAGCTAATAAATTAATAGTATGGGCTAAATAATATGTTTACAGAAATAATAATGATAAGAGACCGTGACAATTTTTGGCGTGATGTCATGCATAGAAATTGGGATTGGCCACAAAATAACACTGATACTCAAGTTGCAATAAATTATATAATTAACAATTATCCTTCCGGTAGCATTACAGTTGCAGAAAACGATAAACAATTATTATTGACAACAGAACAACAAATGCCGTGCGTTAATTGCGGCAACTGATATATATAACATATGGGTTTAACTGGTGGTCCAACATATGCAAAATTATTAAGAGGCAGTTCTCCTCGAATTTATATCGATCCTCGTAATAGATTGAGTAGAGCGTCTACTTCTACACAAATAAATGGATTTTCAGAATTTAATGTGTCTAATTTGAATTTTACATTTGAAGGAACTGTTGGTTATGAAGTAGACACAACACAAAAAGTTTCTGGTGATTTAAGATTAAATTCTGGTAGAATTTATACAACCAATACTGGTTGGTTTGGAAATATGACAATGTGTTGGTGGATGAGATATATTGGTGCAGTAAATGCGACTTCTTTTTATACGGAATCAAATAGAGGTCCGTCTGGATGTTATAGAATCAATTCATATCTTAATTCAAATGGCACTTTTACTTTTTTAGGATATGATAATAGCGGCGCTGGCAATATAACAACCACTTCAACAACAAATGTTTGCAATGGAAATTGGAATTATATTTGTTGTAAATGGCAAAATGGATCACCGTCAGGATTATATATTTTTGTAAATGGGGTTCAAGAAGGATATACATCGTCAGCGTGCAATGACGGAACTTATGAAAATTTACATTTGGGAGGAGTTACTGGGTGTATAACAACTGCAACGCATAATTGTTATTTAGGACCAATCCACAGTTTTAATTCTGCATTAAGTGCAAGTGATATATTGTATAATTATAATTTATTTAAATCTAGATATATATAATATGGAAATAACAGAACAAGACGGACAATTTTTAGTAAAAAACGGAGAAGAAATTCTTTATGTTGCAAAAACTTTAGCAGAAGCTGAAGGTTATATAAAATGGAAAACAAGAGTAGGTGCAACTGACTCTGGCGAACAGTGTTTTTAATTTATGGCATTTAATTATTCACCAAAAATAGTAACAAACGGATTAGTTTTAGCAGTTGACGCTGCGAATACTAAGAGTTATCCTGGTTCGGGAACGGTATTGAGAGATTTGAGTGGAAATGGTTATACCGGAACAATAAACAATCCCAGTTTCAGCAGTAATAACACAGGCACATTAGTGTTTAATGGGACAAACAGCAATGTAGATTTTGGCAATGTATTATCAAATTTAACTAATTTAACATTAGAGTGTTTCGTAAAATTTGGAACTCAAACACAATTATATAGTGGAGTTATAAGCAAAACATTGAGTAACGCGGATGGATATGAAATAAGAGTAGATTCATATACAGCATCGACTACAAATTTGGTATTTAGATATGTTGGTGACAATGCTGCGGCAGGATTTAATACTAATTTTACTAATGGAGTTTGGTATCATATTGCAGCAACAGGAACAAATGGTTCTCAGAGAACATATGTCAATGGAGTTCAAGTTGGAAGTGCAACTACAGCATTATCACCAAGTGCGAATAGTAATTCTTTAATGATTGCAAGGTTAACATATGCAAGTTACTTTGTAAACATGACTATGGGATGTGCCAGGATCTATAACAGAGTATTATCTGCCGGTGAAGTATTACAAAACTATAATGCAACTAAATCTAGATTTGGATTATAATTATAATAAATCTAATTGTTTTAATATTTATTATATATGGCATTTGACCCTACCACAATTAGATGGCCCGGCAGTGGAAGCGCAGTTAACTTAACTACGGTTCCCTTTGGATTTTATTTGAGTGAAACTTCCAATACTGCCAGTATTGGTAAATTTGAATATGATTGTGAGAAAAGTGCAGAATGGGCAGCAAAAAGATTAGGATATCCAATCATTGACATTGAATTGAAAGATGTCAGTTTTTACGCTTGTTTTGAAGAAGCTGTCAGCGAATATGGCGCACAAGTAAATCAGTTCAATATCAGAAATAATTTGTTGAATTTGCAAGGATTAAATACAACTGATAATCCAAATATTACAGGTAAAAATATACAAGGATCAGGCCTTCCATTTGTTGTAAAATTGTCTCGTCAATATGGAAGCGAAATTGATGTAGGCGGAGATGTTCCAGTAAAAAGAGTTCCTGTTCATTTGAAAAAGGGTCAACAAAATTACGATTTAAATCAGTTAATTGAATGTGAACGTGAATGTGGAAACAAGGTAGAAATTAGAAGATTATTTCACGGACCAGCTCCAGCGTTTGCTCGTATTTATGACCCATTCAGTATGACTGGTATGAGTTATAGTAATATATTAAATGAAATGGGATTTGCTGGTTATAGTCCTGCTACTCAATTCTTAATGACTCCAATCTTTGAAGATTTGCTTCGTGGTCAAGCCATTGAATTTAACGACATGGTTCGTAAGAGTGCATATAGTTTTGAAATAACAAATAATCAATTAAAAATTTTTCCAATTCCAACATATGACCATGATGCTTATGTTGAATATGTGGTAGAAAAAGATAAGTTTAATAGTGCAGTTTCACCTGCGGATAATTATGATGAAGTCAGCGATTATAGTAACGCTCCCTATCAAAATGTAGTTTATAACAAATTAAATGCTGTGGGTAAACAGTGGATTAAAAAGTATTTCTTAGCATTATGTAAGGAATTATTGGGTGCAATAAGACAAAAATATAATATTGTGCCAATACCCGGCGGAGAAGTTACCTTAGATGGTGGAGAATTGAGAAATGAAGCTCAAACAGAAAAGGAAGCATTAATTACTCAATTGAGAGAAAATCTTGAAGCGACAGGCAGAACTGCTTTGATGGAAGCAAAAGCTACTGAAGCTGAAAAAATGAGAGATACGTTGCGATCCGTTCCACTTTTAATTTACGTAGGATAATTTATGGGATTATACGGAAGATATTTTAGTTCAAGAGACCTAGCTTATATAAACGGCATAAACCGTGAATTAAACGAGGATTTAATCCAAACTTTTGTTGTATTATTTAAGATTGCCGCATCTGAAACTAATACAAATGTATATGGAGAAGCTGGGTCAGAAGGTAAAAGTTTTTATCCAGGCATTGAAATTAATGCTTTAATTGATAGAACAGACCCAACAACAGACGATGAAGGATTTGGACCTGACAGAGACCAAACAGTTGTATATAAGTTCAGAGAATTAGATTTGAAAGAAGCTAATTTTTTCCCAGAAGTTGGAGATTTGATATTTTTTAATGACCGTTATCATGAAATTGATAATGTAGTTCAAGAACAATTTTTAGGTGGTCAAAGTGACAATTCACTTAGTATAATTTGCAATACACATTATAGCAGATTGAGTAAAATTAACTTGGTAAATAGACAATATTAATTATGTCGTGGAAAGGCAATACAAATAATCCAGTCCCAACAAATGAGGACAAAACGCAAGAAAATAAGTATTTTACAAATACAACAAATCGTGCGTTTGATGTTCGCCGTGACCAAGACCCAAAGAAAAATTTTACAATATCATTAATCGATATTGATACTGCCATTGTCAAATACATTGAAGATGTAATAAATCCTACAATTATTGATGCGGGTGAAAATGTAAAAGTCCCAATAATTTATGGAAACCCAGAAAAATGGAAATCTGCTAAAGTAGATGGATATCTGCGTGATAACCAAGGAAAAATACAATTACCTATAATAATGTTCAAAAGAAATTCATTTGCAAAAAATGAAAGTATGATGACATTAAATAGATATCTTTCTTATCCTGTTTTGACTAAGTTTAGTGAAAAAAATAAATATGATAAATTTAGTGTATTAAATCAAACAGTTGCTCCAGTTAACAGTATCTATAGTCTGTCTTTGCCTGATCATGTTAAGGTTGAATATGAATTTATGGTATGGACAGAATATATTGAACAAATGAATGCGGTTTTAGAAAAGATTAATTATGCAAGCGAAGATTATTGGGGAGATCCTCAAAATTTTAAATTCAGAGTTAGTATAAATGATTATACAAATACATCTGAAAGTCCAACTGAAAAAGATAGAATTATACGCTCTACTTTTAATTTAACTGTATATGCGTATTTGTTACCTGAAAGTTTTGAGGACAGAAAGAAAACCGTTCAAAAGTATTTAACTCCAAGAAAAATAAGTATAACTTCTGAATTGGTGTCTGGCACTCAAATGAATGCGGTCAAAAAAGATATCAAAAAGAACAGTTATAGTAATCCAGCAAATCCATATTATGATATTAATCCAATATCATCAAATAATGATATTTGGAGATTTCCAAAACCTACAATTGTAACAGAAAAATCAACCACAGAAGGTGGGGAAATTTTGGAAAAAATACGTGCAAGTTATGCTGCATTAATAGTTCAACAAACGATAAATGGCGGAACAGGCACAGGATCAGCATGTTGTCCAATTTGGCATCCAGCTCCATCTACACCATCTGATTATGGTGAAGAAGGTTGGATGGCATATGACGGAGACTATCATTATATTTATGTCAGCGGAAGATGGTTACGTCAAGATATCGCACAATGGACATCCTAATATAAAATTTATAATTTAATATAAAATTTATATATTTATAGATATTAACCTTTATGTAATCTACGTATGCCTTACCCAAATGACAATCAATTAAATGTAATAATCGCACAAACGAGTGCAAGTGCGGATGGATTTGGAAAATTTCCATTTACAGAGAGAATTATAAGCGGAAGTAACCTTCTTATATTGACAGATGCGTCAGGTTATCTTACCGGCAGTAATACGCTTCCAAGTGTAACGATTACTAATTTAACTGTTACTACTCTTACAGCAAGTATAATAAGCGCAAGCACCGCATTGACTTCCGCAGCAGCAACGTTTACTGGTCCGGTATCAATGAGTTCTACGTTAAGTGCAAGTGGAATTTATGATTCAGGCATTTTAACTGTAATTGGTGCTACTAACTTGACCAATGTCACGGCAAGTGGCAACATGTTATTTTCAGGATCTACATCATATTTGAATGGGGCAAATCTTGTAATTAGTGCATCTGGTGCAAATTTCACAGGTAATTTGGGATCAAATACTCTAACCGTAAGTTCAAGTATTGTTGATGGTGGAAGTTTAACTGTTTTGGGAAATACAGTCTTAGGTGACGCATTAACTGATACATTACAAATTACAGGATCTGCATCATTAACAGGTAGTTTTTCGGTAGTAGGTTCTATTTCAGGATCATCATTGACGATCACTGGTAACTCTAATTTGACCACAATCACGGGCGCATTAAGCGGAAGTAGCGTCTCCACCGGTAATGCAACAATCAATGGCGGTAATATTAACAATACTGTCATTGGTGGAACAACACCTGCCGCAGGCACATTTACAAATCTTACCGCTACTGGAAATACCTTTTTAGGAAATGCGACAAGTGATTTAATAGTAGTTACAGGTAGCGCAAGTATTAGTGGAAGTTTATCTATCGTTGGAACATTAAATGCTACTTCAAGTAATGCAATAAGTTCAAGTTACGCAGCTACTTCAAGCACGGTTATACTTACAGATACAACTACAGGAGTAGGGCCTTATTATGTAACTTTTGTAGATGGCACAACAGGTGCAAGATCGTTAAGAACCGATAGTCAAACACTAACTTGGGATGCAACTACAAATACATTGAGTAGCAGCGGAGCATTTATTGCATCTCAAATAACCTCTAGCGCCGCATTATTTACTAACCGTGTTGATTTTGTTGAATTGATGTCAACAGGTAGCAGTACAATTGTAGGCGTTAATATAAGTGCTTCAGCCGTAACATCTTCTAATACGGTGTTTAGTATAACTTCTTTGGTATCAACTGGTAGTTCGGTTGCATTATTGATAGACAGCGTATCCGGCACATCAGGAACAGCGTTTGCGATTAGTGCAAGTAGAGGTATCATTGTTGGAACACAATTCACTGGGTCGTCTTTGTCAGTCACTGGTAATTCTACATTAACATCAATTACAGGCGCATTGAGCGGTAGTAGCATTCAATCTGGAAATGCTACACTTACGAGTATAACAGGTGTTAATGTATTGAGCGGGGCGGCTTTGATTGTATCTGCAAATGCAATAACCTCAAGCACTGTAACTGTTACTAGTGTTTTATCTGCAACTGCAATAACCTCAAGTAATATAAATGTTACTGGTAATGCAATAATAACATCAATTACAGGTGCATTGAGTGGTAGTAGCGTTTCTACTGGTAATGCTACTATAAACGGTGGCACTATTAATAACACCGTAATAGGTGGAGTTGTTCCAGCAGCGGCCACATTTACAAATCTTACCGCTACTGGAAATACACTTTTAGGAGATGCTACAAGTGATTCCGTTAAAGTAACTGGAAGTTTGAGTATTAGTGGAAGTTTATCTGTGGTGGGGTCTATAATAGGAACAGTTGAAACTGCAAGTAAGGTTGTTGTAACAAATATACCTAACACCAATTCTACGTATTATGTTGCGTTTGTTGAAAATACAGGAAGCGCTCAGTCTATTTTAACAGACAGTAATGTATTGTCTTATAATCCAAATACTAATACAGTAAAAATAGGAGATACGAGTGGGTCATTATTGATAAGTAATGATAATGGCACAAATCTTAATTATATATCATTATTTAGCGATACAGGAGGTGCCACAATCCAAATTGGTCAACCAATAAGTAATGAAACAGCATCATTGTATGTTGGAAAAAACTCTAATGGGTTTAGAGTGCTTACTGGCCAAGGTGCCAATACCGGCGTTATTACAGAACTGCCAGTATCTGCAAGTAATAAAATTTTATTTAGCAATACGACAAATGCTACAAGTTGGACTAATGGAGGCGCATTAACGGTCAATGGCGGTGTTGGAATTGGTAAAGATTTACATGTGTCAGGTTCTACATTTTTATATGGAGATTTGACAATTTATGGGTCAAGTTCAATCGTAAATATTAGTAGCAGCACGATTATTATTGGTGATAATAGAATTTTATTGAATGCTGCTAGTCCAATAATGAGATATGCAGGTATTGATGTATATGATAGCGGAAGCGGTGGTATACAAAGTAATGTTACTAGTTCTTTCTTGTGGGACTCTTTAACGGATAACTGGATTATATTTAGTGCAAATAGTGGATCTGGAACATATACAACTGCAAGTTCCATAATTATTGGTGGTCCTTTAAGCCAATTTGGCAGTGAAACTACATTGACAACAAATGTAATTCCAAAAGTCCAATCAAGTGGAAAGAATATAACAAACAGTTTGTTGAGTGATAATGGAACTACATTGTCATACACAGGAACAGGTATCAGTGCTTCTCAAATTACTTCTTCCAATGCATTATATACAAACGTATTTTCTACAAACGTTTCTAGTTCAAGAATCACTGCTTCAAACGCATTATTAACTAATGTTTATTCTAATTACATATCAAGTTCCGTAATTAGTTCATCCAATTTAAGAGTTGAATTAACTGGAAGTATAACATATGCAACTGGAGTTTTGGTTACTTATATAACAGGTTCATTTAATACATTGACATTAAGCACAGGCAGTTTCCCAGGAAATGCACCTGGTTTGGTGCCAAATACACCAACTTCTAGTGGTATGCCTGGTCAAATAAATGTAGATAATAATTTTATATACGTTTATACAAATCAAGTTTGGAAGAGAGTTCCATTATCACAGTGGTTCAATTAATATAAAAATCAAGAGTATGTTGTTTCTGGCAACCCAAGAAATTTCGGTTTCTTGGGTTGTTATATTGTAATATACTATATCAATCGTATATTTATTATCATAACTATTTATAATATATGCCTATTGGAAGTCAAGTAATTTATAATGCAGGGGATCTAATCCTAAGCACGGTTAGTTCATCCGGCAATACTTTTTTAGAAACAAAGATATCAGCTGCTACCAGTAGTGTTATTTTATTTAATAATAGTGCCAGTCTTACAAGTGCTTCATTAAATAGTCTTACAGTAGGAAATGCAATAAGTTCCAGTTATGCTTTAACTGCTTCATTTGCATTAAATGCAGGCGGAGGTTCTGGAACTGTTTCAGGAACTACAAATTATATAGCAAAATTTATTTCTTCAACTTCAGTTGGAACGAGTAGTATATACGAAAGTGGTTCAAATGTAGGTATAGGAACTACTTCTCCAAATTCTAATTTACACGTTTATACCGGATCTACAACGCCAAGTTCTGCACACCAAATAGAAATTGCAAGTGCAAATCAAAAAAGAACTCTGTTCTTAACCAATGCCGCCGGCAGTTCTTATAATCCAATTGTTGCAAGCGGTGATAGTGGTATAATATTTTTAAGTTCTTCAATTTCTTCTAGCCAATGTTTCTTTATTGCGCCATGGAGTGCAACTGCCGGTGGTATTTCTATTAGTGGCAGTGGTCAAGTTGGTATTGGAACTAGTGATCCCAAAGGAACATTACATGTAATTGGTAATATTACGGCAAGTAGTGTTACTGCAAGTTTATTTGGAACTGCTAGTTGGGCTAATAACGCATCAACTGCTTCATTTTTACCTGTTGGAACATATAATATTACAAGTAGTTGGGCCAATAATAGTTTAACTGCAAGTTATGTTTCACCAAGTGGAAATGCATTTGTTCAAGGCGGAAATAGTTTTGGAACAACTGCTTTATTAGGAACAAATGATGCACAATCATTAGCACTTGAAACCAATGGCACTACTAGAATGTCCATTAATAGTAATGGTAATGTTGCAATAAATACATCTACCAGTGGATTATACAGACTTAATATAGCAGATACTCATAATGGATCATTGGGTTCAGCATCATTATTTATTACTACAGTTCAAAATCAAAACCAAGGATTGGCTACTAGTGCAAATGATAGTGGTATAAATAATGCTTATTATGTTAATAATTTCACTTCAAGCACCGCAATTCAAAATCAAGCAAGTTTTGATCAGATAATTATCGCCGGAAGTGGAAGTTTTAGTGGAAGTTATAGAGCATCAAGAAATGGAACTTTATTATCCAATACAGCATCATTGGATTCAGGCGGAAACATAACAAACACATATTTGACCAATCAAATCAGTCCAAATATTCCAACATTTAGCATTCCTAATTGGATTGCTGGAACAGGAACTTTTATTGATATAATTACAGGAAATTCTACTGGTAGTATTAATAATTTATATAATCATCAAATTGGGTCACCATTTCCCAGCGGTGGTGCTGGTGGTATAACTGTTACTAATTCATATGGTGTTTATATTAATAAACAAAAAACAACAAATATTGTTACCAATGGATGGGGTATTTATCAAGCTGATACAGGTGATTTAAATATATTTGCGGGTAAAACAAGAATAGGAAGTACGACTGTCCCTGTTAATACACTTGATGTAACTGGAAATATTAGTGCTAGTGTAGTTACTGCAAGTTTATTTGGAACTGCTAGTTGGGCAACAAATGCATCAACTGCAAGTTATGTTTCT